TCCCGTTCCGAGACGGGGACAAAGTCTGACAGGCGGACCAGATGAACCGGGTTGAAGCTTTCGCAGTCACAGGACGCAGCAGGCTCCCCGCAAAACTCACATACAGGCTCTTGTTGCATTTGCTCTCCTTGTTTTCCCTCTGTGTTTGGTACGGGCTTGGGACCGTTCTCTTTCGAGAGCCACATTACCTTCAGCCCTGGGGAGAGCTGAAGTGTTGAAAGAAGTTAGGGATGGGACTGTTTCCAGCGAATGTTCCAGTCACTGATGATTTGATCCATTTCAACCGTTCCGAGAACCTTGAATGGCACAATAGGTGCAACTATCGCGCAGCAGAAGTGGATCTTCAGCTCCATGCTAAATTTGTTGTTGATCTCAGTCACCAAATCCCGATAATGCTGAGTTGACCAACCTGAAATCATCATAAACCCTTTCGCGAGGGGCTTGCTCAATGCTTGAGCGATAGGTTCCGTCATGTCAATAAACGGACCTGGATGAACCGGCTGCACGAAAAGTGAGACCTGCTTGCCTTGTGACATGACGCTAATCATATTGCAAGACTTGAGTAAGTCAGTAGGGGTCATTTTGCTCTCCTTTATTTCGTCCTCCGCTTTCTTCCCGCTGGACTTGGAACCAGCCGTTGGCGCGTTACGAGACCGTGCAGGTGGGGGCTTAACCGTCAGCCCCCACCTATCTCCCACCCGACCGCTCCGGGACCGTCCTAGCGACCCGGAGAGGTCAAGTTTTCGGTGTTTTAGGCGTCCCGGGAGTCTTCCCGGGAGCTACGAGACCGTGATAGCACCTCTTGCTTGAGCAGTACTGACCGCCCAGCCCACGTAGTCTCGCAGACCGATTGCTTGGAGCGCCTGCTTGTAGTCGGCGAGCGTCATCCCGTCGCGCAGGACGTTGATAGCTACCATCCGCTTGCCACCCACGCGAACCAGTCCAAGGTTGATGACGTGAATCGTAGCATGAGGCGAAACTTTTGGTGCACGAGGACCAGCTGCGGGACGCGGCGCTCCGGGAGTTGCAGCCTTCCGGCTTGCTCGTCCTGCCTTGGGAACCTTACCAACGGGCTTCATCAGACGGTCGGCTTTCGCAGCCCAGTCATATACGTTGCTGAGGACCGTAGGCAGCGTCGCGATGTACTTGACTCCGTCGAGCGAGGCAGTACCCTCTTCATCAGTCACGATGCTGAGAACCTGCGTGACCGTGGGAACTTCCCCAAGTACCGTTTTCAGCGGAGGGCGTCCGATCATCTGGTCGAGTTCAGCAGATGGGATCAGAACCTCTCCGTTGAGGAACTCACGATCAGCGTTGAACGTGATCCGGAACTTTGTACCTGAGACAGCGAAGGCACCATTCAGGTTACCAAGTACCGTCATCACGTCCTGTACATGCTGTCCTTTCTGAGGAGCAGCAGCGTCCACTAGCGGCAAGCTGTTCTTCATAGCCCAGAGCTTCTCGAACAGCCGGATGGCCGTCGTCAGTGCCTGAGCCTTTTCACCTTCGGACGTATTGTTCTCGCCAAGAGCCTTCGCCTTGAGCGCCCTGTCATACGTCTTGATCTGGTCACTGTCCAACGGAGCGCCTGCAATCATCATCGTGATGTTGTTGGCGTACCATTCGATTGCTAGCTGTAAGCCCAGCGTGACGCTGAGTGCCTTCCATTCGTAGGCTGTTTGCAAACCTGTGAGGTCCAGTCGGAGGGGCTGAACTGCGATGGGCGGCGGTACGGTGTTGGTGTTCACACCATACCCGTACCCACGCCTTCTACCGAATCTTGGCATGTTGCTCTCCTTCTCTACTTACTTATTAGAACTTGATCCTTCCGCTTTCTTCCCGTCAGGCTGAGGACTGACCGTTGGCGCGTTAATCATTAGGAGTAGGGGGGAGGCTGAAGAACCTCCCCTTCGATTGTACGTGATGTGAACTACGAGTTGGTGGGTGGCGGTAGGAGTTTGCGGTGAACGGCTTCGACGAACTTGGCTTCGAACTCTCTCTCAGAATTAACTACGCAGTATTCCCCGCCAAGTGCGACGCAAGCGGCGCGGAGTTCAGCATTGGCGCAGCCCTCTTCGCCAATGTGGATGTAGTCAAGAACGATGCCGGAGGCTTTCAGATTTGGGACCCACGAGCTGATTGCCATGCTGGCGCTCCCATCTTCGCCGTCTGTCACCAAGATGAAGTGATGCAGCCCGACGACGCTGGGGTGTTTGCGGCAGCAGTCAACGCCTTTCTTGATAGCCTTGAGAATGTCCGTCCCGCCGCCAAGCCCTTCGGCTAGGTTGCCCACGATCGGCCAGAGCTGTTCGGGCTTGCCGTCGTCAAATCGAACTTCGGCGGTTGACGCGAACGGGATGACGGCCACACGGGAGTTGGGGAACTTTGCGAACCGGGCTTGCAGTTCACTCTTGGCTAGCTTACGGACTAGCTCCAAACGCGTGGGAGGCTGCTGGTGCTTTTTGCTGAAGTCGACTGCGACTCCGAGGTACGCGATGAGATCAGTCCGTAGGATGCGGGCTTTGAGGTCCTCGTCATCTTTGGGGTTGAACGCCGGACCAGCATTCACGGCTCCGACCGGAGCGTCGTCCACCAGTTTGAGCAAGTCGGACTCGTTGCAGCCCATCCCTCCGGACATGATGAACTCGTTGATTGCAGCAGCAACGCGGGTGCGGACGTCAGCGAGTAGTGCAGCTGGCCAAAGGTACTGGTCGGTGTAGGTTTGGCCCGTCTTGTCTGCCGCAACGCGCATACCCATCGAACCGCTGACGTCGAACAGGAAGACAATCTTGGCATGCTCGGTGTAAGTGTCTGAAACGGACTTGAGAACGGAAGTCTTTTGCACTTCGGTTTGGCGCAAGGTCAAGGCGCTACCCATGCTGCCGGAAAGATTCATGTTGTCGAGTTTCACTTTTGCTCTCCTTTTGATAGCCCTCGCAGGTTATTTAGCGCTTCGATACCTATGCCGATCACGTCCATGTGCGTGGACGTTTCCGGGTCGGCAACGGCTTCGATCAGCTTACGAGTGTTGCGAATTACTTCCTGCAAGCGATTGAGTTCAGAACTCATGTCCGCTGCGTCCGGTTTCCCGCTTCCGCCTTTGTACCAGTCACTCACAGTGCAGTCACGCATTGCGCCACGCGCCACTTGCAACCGCTTTTCGCGATCCAGGTAAATCTTTTCGCCTGGTTTCAGATCTAGCGTTCTAAACTTTGTCATTGGATTTGCTCTCCTTGTTTTGTCCCGTTGGCATACTGCTTCCAAGCGCACCTCGTGGCGGTGGGATCTTGCGCTCTGGGAACGAGGATGTTTTCTCGCTCCCCTTGAAATTCAAAATTTTCCGTTTTCGTGATGAGTATTTGCCGGTTCCTTAAGAGCCGCACGGCGCTCGTCCTTGCACTCGCCGTCTCCAACTCGCTTGTGGTATACGGCTAACGGCCCGGTTTGCGGTGCGGTCGCTATATATAGGTTGCGTTTGGCGCCTTTCCGGTTTTGGGGTACTAGCTTCGGCCTCTCCTGCGCCTAACCCTCGTTGCTCCCAATGGCGTTTGCTAGTGGCTGTCCTAGCCGTCTGGGTACGGGGTGCGGCACGGTATGGGCGCTGCGTTCCGCCTCACGGTGTGGCTATTTAGTTGTCTAAAGAACTGGGCTCGGTACGGCCAGGGTGGCGTAATACCTAGCGCTCCCGGAGTTGCACCGTGGCGCTACTGGTACCGGGCGTCCCGCCCGTCCCGCCGCTACTGTCCGTACCGTTTTCATAACCTAATACCTTTATAAACCCTAGCGGGAGGTTTCGGGTGGTTTTGCGGAACTATTTTTTGAGTTCTAAGCCCTTTGTTTGCAACGGGGACCTGAACTTTGCGAATAAAAGCACATTGCGAAAGTTCGGATTTGACCAGTTTACGGCGTTACGACTACGCTCCTTGAAAACGACGACGGACAAACTCCGCGAGAAGCAACGCCTCTGCACGGCCATCATCTTTCTTTCGAGTGAGCATCGGAGCAGCTTGGGGAAAGAGCATCTGTGCCCGAACGATAGAGGCAGACTTGTCGAATCCAGAACCTTTTCCTAACATCTCCTTCTTCCAAGCCTGCGGTGTCACTCGCTCTAAAGGCAGTCCGAGAGCTGCAATAATCCCTCTCCAGATCCCAACTCCTTCTCCCATAACGAACATTGAGTGAGTACCCTGGCCTGGCATAGCTCCTACAAGTTCCAGTCCTACCATTCCTACCGTTCCTTCATTCGCAATATCGATAAGGACTTGCGCCATTGTTCGAGGAAGGTAGACGTGCTGATGCTTCTTGCCTTTCTTGACTTCAGTGATTGGGGTGTCAACGATCTTGACAAGCTTCTTTTCAGAAGTCAGGACAGCAACAGCTCCGAAAAACCCGGGATCAATCCCAACAAAAAGTTCAGATGGTTTCATGTACATCTTCTCCTATAACAAGTTCAGTTTCGTAGGCTTTCAGCTTACGAAGCGGGATGTTGAACCGAGGATTGACCGGGAACTCCAACTTGCTCTTTCGGGTCGTCCCGCAAAGCGTACAGGTCTGCACTCCATTCTGTGGCCAGCCGTATTCGTGAGTCCACGGAGTTTCACAAGCAAAGATCTTCATGTTCTACGTTTCCGTTGCAGTCCCTGAAGTCGCTATCGCTTATACACTTCCACAACCAACGCTTCCACGTTCGCACTGCTGTGCCTAACCACCTATAGCTACGAAAATCGGAAAGTCCTTCCGGGTAGGCAGGCCACATTTCACCGAACTCGTTTATGTTGTTTGTCACCCAGCTCCCAAGCACTGTATAACAAAAGCTTCGCACGGACCACAGTTAATGATTATCTTGAACATTGCCTTTGACTCCCTTCATTGCATTGCGGAGCGCACGGATAGTCAACACCTTACAGTGAATACTGTTCTCCGGCATCCATTTCTCAACTAGCGCCAACGCTTCCTCTATGTCAAGCACCTGCTCCGCAATCGCGGCCTGCAAGTCGTTACGTTCAAGTGCTGTCTGCGCTAACGTGGAAGAGAGTTGCGTCCGCTCTACGTTGGCAATCGCGTACAACTCTTTCTGGGTTGCAAGCGTGGCCTGGACAGTCATCAATTTCTCCCGCATGTCGTCATAGCCTTCCAGCCGCGCCACCCGTCGGCCGTGGTCGTTGTCTTGGACAAGGGCCGCGAACTCATCCGGCGTAATAAGCTCAGTCCCGAATAGTTCATGCCGCTGGTAGCGGACAAGATCGGTGAGGCGCTGGTTCACGGTCCCAAGTTTCTCCATCCCTGCCCTCAGAGGTTGCAACTTGGTCACATCCCAATTTAGAAGCGAACCCGCCAGGTCGGCATTCGCCTTCCTCAGCTGCTTGATCTCTGCCTCAGCAGTTTCGGCGCGCTTCTTCCACTCCAGTGATTTGCCCAGGCTGATCCCAGGTGTGACGTTGATCGCCCGGAGTTCTCGGATGACACACAGACGCTCATTAGACTCTTGTGTGAGCCTATCGATCTCCGCCGCAGCCCGGCACAGAGGACACTTCTCATGCTCGCTGTCCAAATGCCCGATCTGTTGATGCCCATCACGGCACATGTGTGGATAACTTTCGGTGTTAGCCATTTCGCACCTCCAACACTGATATTATCTTAGACTTTGATTATACGGGAAGTTCTCTTAGAGTTGAAATCCCGTCCTTCTTTGTAACTTCCCAATGGCGATCTGGTTCCAGTTCCGACAAGACGTAAGGTGAATGCGAAATCACGATGACGTGCTTGAACCGTTCAATTACGGAACTCAGTCCCTGTGCAAAAGCTCTTGCGTTCGAGGCATCTAGTCCCTCCGTAGGCTCGTCCATCACTAGGAGGTTATGAGGAACAAGTGCATCCCGGAAAGCAAGAGCCGTTATCAGGCCCGCGAGACGCATCTCTCCAGCGCTCTGGTCCTTTATGGATTTCCCCCCATGAAGATTGCAAACTCGGACGTCAATGTCTCCTCCCGAAATCTCGAATTGGATTCCAATCTCTCCTTCCGAGAAGATCTCGCTGTATTTAGAAGCTGCAGAGTTGAGTGCCGGTGCTACGACGGAGCACAAGTAAGCCGGGAGCCCATCACGTCCTACAACTTTGACACAAGTCTCAAGAAACTGAACTTCTTCTAACCAGGCAAGATTTGCTCTTTCATGAACAGACCGCTTTTGCTTCAGTTCTGCTCCACGTGACATCTTGGAAGAGAGAATTGTTTCCAGACGCCGACGAGCATCAGCTTGCTCTTTTAGAACGGTCAAACTGCTGTTCAAGGCAGTCAAAGTTCGTCGCATCTTATCGCTCTGGAAATTATTCGCTTGGATCTTTTCAATGAGAGTTCGACGAGTAGTTCGGTTCTCGTTTTGCAATCCTTCATAGCGTTCAAGAGTGACTTCTTCACAGGCAATCTTCGACTTGATCTCCTCTTGGTATTTCTCGAGAGTTTCAACGGATACTTTCCCTCCGCAGACATAGCAGCGTCCAGAGACTTTTGCACTCGCGTCGTACTGTTCCTTAAGAGTTTCGATCTTCGTTTCCGATTCCGTTGCTTTCGAGAGATAGCTTTCAAACTCCTGCTGGTTCTTTTCCATTGTTGGCTCCAGCGTCTTATTCATTAGGGCGTTCCGACGAATTGAAGCCTCTTCCTCAGCAACGGCTTTCTCTGTCTCGGAAACTTTCTTCGAATCAACTTCGGGAGTTGTTGTAAGAGTCTCCTGTATCTCGGTCAGTCCTCTGACAGTCTCTTCAAGAGCGGAATCAAGCGAACGGATTTCACCTTCGGTATCTTCGACATTATTACGGCAGCGTGAAAGGACTTTCCGGATCTTCTCCTGAGCTTCCAGGAATCGGTCAAGTCCAAGAAGACGGCTGAACAGTTCCTTCCTGTCTTTCTCGGTTCCGAACACTGAACCAATCTCGCGCTGCCCAATATAGACAGCATTCGTCAGAACAGACCAGGTCAAGTTTGTCAGGCGTTCAATGCGCATCTGAGTGGCCTCAGCTGTTCCCATTGAAATCTCACTTCCGTCAAGATAAATCCGCAGCCGTCCAGGACGCCGTCCTCGTTCGATTCGGAGACTTCGTCCGTCCGGTATCTCCAAACTTTGTGTGACAAGTGCTGGAAGAGTGGACTCCTGACGCGCCCAGCCGTCAAATGTCTGGCCTTTGAAAGTTCGTCCGAAAAGAGCAAGAAAGGGCAATGCAGTAACGCTTGATTTCCCACTTCCGTTACTTACACTCTCGTCCGGGTTCCAGTCCAGGTTCTTTCCGGTGATGAGAGTGAGTCCTTTTTGGTCCAGGTTCAGCTTGATGTCTTTGAAACAGAGAACTTCCTTCGCAGTGACCTCTCCGAACTTCAATCCCTGAACGCCGAATACTCCAATTGACTTGAGGTACGTCTGCAAATATGCAATAACTTGATCGACTGTCACTCCTGCTGGAAGCACCAGCTTCTCAAGGTAGTCACGAAGAAGTCCCTCGTCGTTCTTGGTTGTGTCAATACTGGTGGGAACAGCTTGTGGAGCAACAAACTCGGGAACGAGGTGAAGGTTTGCTCCTGGATAATGCTTTTCGCAGATCTTTCTAGCTGAGGCGAGTTCCTTTGGAACGTCGTTCTCAATGGGCACTGAAATGCGAACTCTTGTTCCCGTCCAGTCTATCGGGGAAAAGAAGTCTTTCTTAGAAGGGTCGTACCAGCCGGGAACTCGACTGGGAACGAGAGTGACGCAGTGCTTGAGGGTCTTCTCATCGATGTCAAGGCAGAAGATGCTCTTCAGTTCATTCACTTCGCTCCAAGTTTGGCAAAACGGGGAACCTGCGAAATAGATTGGAGTTCCTTTTCCTCCCTTGGGAACTAATAGTTGTGGGAGGTGAATGTGACCTCCAACGCAGATATTATAAGTTTCAGCAGAGAGGTAAGGACGAATGAGACCTTTCCCTTTCGTATAGGTGCTTTGCTGACACCCTTCGACCTCGTTGTGGAAAACAAGGATGCCAAAATCGCTAGAAGGGTATTTCGTAGCTTCCTGAGCGGCTGCTGCAAACTCCTTCCGTTGAGATTCCGGATCACGCAGGTATGGAACTAAGAACAGCCGGACGTGAGGTCCTAGCTTCGCAACTTTCCAACCGTGATCCGCGACAACGTCTGCTCCAAGAGCTTCGATAAGAGTAGCGCAGGACGGTGAACCATCATGAATAGTCACGCTGTCATGATTTCCGCGAAGGAAATAAACTCCTTGACACTGTTCCCGAATCCTTCGAACGGATTCAACCAGGAAATTTGTAACTCTCTGATCAATCAAAGTTGCTGGACCGTTGGCGCTCCCGACAATGTCTCCCAGATGAACAACGAAATCTGGTTTCAGGGAAAGGATCTGATCGACGATGATTTGGCAGCGATCTAAGTTCTCGAGGAAGCAATGCCAATCTCCACTCATGATGACACGCATGTATTTTCCTTTTTAGCGACCCTAGGACCGTCGCTGCATCCTAACCTATGGAAAAGTACCTAACAACCCGTCCGGACGTGTCCTAGCGACCCGTAGCGATCAGGTTTAGGTCCCTAATGGACAGTGTTTCAATCCACGCCGCTCGCGCGGGCAGCGACGACATTTTAGTTACGCTCCTAATGCCACCACCTGATTTCAATCCACGCCGCTCGCGTGGGCGGCGACTTCTCGCCTCTCAAACTGTAATTGCTCCGCCGAGGAATACAGATAACAGAACCAGACTTCCGTATTCTAGAAGCTTCACTGTCTAGCTCCGTAACGTGAACATATCTGATAGAGTTCAGCGTGTAGCCAATGAACCCACATCGCGTCATCGTAAGGAGGCGAGCAAAGCTCTAACAAACATTTCGCTGCCCGGGCTTGCCCTACTGGAGTGGGCTCCTTGACGAGAATCCCCTTGAGCCATCCTGCCATACAAGCGCGAAGAAAGCGGCTGTCTTCTGGAGTTGTGTCTTTCAGAAGAGTGCAGGTCTCTTTCCAGTTCCCGGAAGTCACTGCTCGACAAAGCCGGAACGTGTCAACCGAAGATCCGTCAGCTCCAGCAGCAGCATCACTTGCTGTTGCACCAGCAGCGTACTTCTCGAGAGCTTGAAGCAGAAGCCCTGGAGCGCTGACGCGCATGATATGAACAGCTTCAATTAAAGGATCAAGAGCACGAGTCACTTCAGCTTTGGCTGCATACTTCTTAAGAAAGTTCTCAGTGTCTGTAATTCCAAGAGTCTTCAACTGGTACTTCGTGCAGCGCCGGATGCTTGCTACAGGAACTTTCCGTATCTCAGACGTGCAGAGAATCCAGACGGTGAATTCAGGAGGCTCCTCCATAGGAGTCAAGATGGCATTCCAAGCCTGTTTACTCAGACCGTGGCATTCGTCGAGTATGATAATGCGCTTCATCCCAGTGATAGGACGGTGCTGGCTTAGTTCGGCGATCTTCTCGAGTTCGTCTACTCCGGAATGCTCTGATGCATTGATCTCGTGAATTGGGAAGTTGGAGAAATTCTTCCAGCAGTCTTCACAAGGGTCACCCCAGAGTTTCATGTGGGAGCACTGGAATGCAAGCGCAATAATACGTGCCAATGTTGTTTTCCCTGATCCGGATTCACCGTAGAACAACCAGGTTCTTGGTGGGCGTTTTGCCATGTGCTGCCGGATCGCGGAAACAATTGCCGTCTGCCCGTATAGTCCACTTAGAGTTCTCGGGCGCATTGAGAGATTGAGCGTTCTTGGCATGGTTTACCAGCGACTAGGATTGCGTGAAGCTTTGATTATGAAAACGACGAAGGCTCCTAAACAGATTAAAAGAACTATCCCTGCCGTAATCCAAATCGGCGGCAGAACCCACCACCAAGACCAGTTGATCTTCCCAATTAGCTTCAGCGTAATGAAAACAATCGTAAGGAGACCGGCAAATCCGATTCCTCCTGAACTGCTACTTGACTCACTCATTGTTACTCTCCTTCCTTCTTCTTGACATCGTCAGCCGGGACAAATTCTAGCGGTCCGTTGAAAAGTAATCTGTAGCCAATCTCCGAGGATTCTCCTCCACCCGTCTTGTTCTTGAGGCATTTCATGATTCCACGAATACCGATCACTTCGCCCTTATCCATAATCTTGCTCCCCGCAACGCGGTGAACTCGAACTCGAACGTGGCTGTAGAACTTTGGGGCATTGCCTCCCGGTGTATGAGAAGAGTCACCAAACGATGATTTGGGGCCTTCACGAAGCTGGTTGACAAGAATGATAAGTGCATTATGAACTTGCGCACATCCTACCCAACGCCGAAGAAGCCTCCCCATGAAAAGAGGAAGGTCCATATTCGTTCGCATGTTGGCATCTTCAAGGCCCGTGAGGGATTCACCTTCAGTAAGGAGTGCTGCGATGGAGTCTAAGACAACAACTCGTTTCGTATGCCCTTTTTGTTGCATTGACGCTTCGATCTCACTACAGAGCTCTTGAGCAGTCGAGAGCCGAGGATTCTTCTCTTGGTGAGTCTTCCCGGTCTTCTTGTCAACGTAACTGAACTGACCAACATAGGGCTGAATCAAAGTCAGTTTGGATACATCGAGACCAGCCGTCGTAGCTTCAGGACCGCCGCAGGAAATGCATTCGGTAAGAATAGCAGGGTCTTTCACTGTTGGACGGGTTCCAGTTCCATTGCAGTGCGGGCACTTTGCCATCCCACGGACCCTTGCCCAACCGGGATCGAAACTGTTCTCGACGTCACCGTATACAACATGGGCCCCGTCGTATTGAGCAAGAGCCGCGATTGACATCACGAGGGCCGACTTTCCCTGTGAGTTATGGACCACGACGCCGTTCGCAACGAAGTTGTCGATCCCTGGAACGGTCATGTCGTAGACGTCTTCGTAGCCGTAGAATTCCACCTTCTTGACTTTGCCGGATCTTCCTTCTAAGTTCCGTTTTGTTGCGTGGTACGAGAGGTGATCGAAGCAAGTCTTCCATTCGAGGTTGTCGACGGAATGATTATGGTCGTTCTCGTCTTTATGATGCCCGTCCCATTCATCTGTCGGACGATCACCATAAATCTCTGAAAGAATGAACCGATGCTCCGAAAAATTCTCACCGTTGTTCAAATGAATTACAGAATGCCCGTTCGTCAGCTTCCGAAAGAAGGGCATGATGCGATCTCCCGGCTTCAGATCTGAAAGTTTTCGGTATCCTTGTGACTCCCAATCGTAAGCGGAACTGTACTTCGATCGAGAGGTTGAACGTTCACGAAGCATGAACGGATGAGAAGCAGTCGCGATAATGAACTCGGGTTGCTTTCCATAGATACGAACTGAGTTCTTAGGGACTTGGAAGGTTACTTTGTAGACAGGACGCTTTCCTACTTTCCAGACACAAGACGCCTGTCGAAGTACGATGCGTCCTAACTTCTGATCAAAGCCATACACCCATGGCTTGGTCCCGACAAGGTTTTTGATGGGGATTCCTTTCGGGAATCTATCAAGGTCTCGCGGACAGTCGATTAAAGTTTCTCCGGCGAGACACTCCCACCCAGAAACTTCGATCATCCTCCCATACGGGATTCCGCGATCCTTGTGTCCTAGAACAGTATTCAGTCCGGGGATTTTCGTGTCAAGCCAGAGCTGAGGCGTCCATTTGAGAGTAAGATGCCCCAGAGCTTGCCGTATCCTGTCTAATTCAGTCATTGTTTGATTTACCTTAAAACGGGTGGGATCTTGCGAACGACCCCACCCTAATTTTATAAACTACCAAGCTGACCCGACCGCGCTGCCCTAGCGATTCGTAACGTTCGCTATCGACGTCTTGCAGGAGTAGCGGGAGCCGGAGCCGTCCGTTTTGGCGGCGTTGCGGTTGGTGCTGCTCTTCGCGTGGGAGGCGGAGGAGAGGCACGTCTGCTCGGGGCAGGACGAGCCGGTTCCGGTTCCGGTTCGGGTTCTGGCTCTTGCTCCTCTTCTTCAGCGGGAGGCTCTTCGTCAGGTGCGTACTCTTCGGGAACCTCCGGATCGGAGGCTTCCTCAAAAGGGGTTTCTTCGTCCTCGACAATCGTTCCTTCACCTGCTTCTTCTACTGCTTCGGTCTCGGATGATTGCTCCGTCTCTTCCGTAGCTTCGGACTCTGGCTCGGAGTCAGTTGCCTCGTCCTTACGAGGACGGCCGAAATACCGGCTCTTTTGGTCCTCTTCGTCATAAGCCGGAATGAGACTGTCGAGATCCTTGATTTGAAGCCGGACGCTCAACGGAACCTTGGACGGCGACTCGTCGCCTTCGATTTCGGGATACCGCGTTTTGAGGCCCTCGCCCGTCCGAGTGATGTTGAGGTTGTACCCCTTGTCAGGATCAACGTAGTCCTTCTTCGAAGAAGTCAGTTTGGAATAGATGCGAACGGCAAGGCTCCCGCCTCCGCCAGATCCCATCCACCAGGCTTTCGGGGGTTGAAACTTCTGGGTGTTTGGATCGAATCGCGAAGCTTGAACTAGAAGCTTCTCCTGGTAGCCGATCTTGCCTGCAACGACGCGCTTCTGTGCGTTGCCGCTTGCTTCCAGTTCCGGTATCTTCACGTCGCAGAGCCAACAGCTACCAACACCCGCGATGTTCTTTCCGCATCCTGTCATTGCGCTGTCGGGACCGACGTTGCTATGGATTCGAAATTCACGGATGGGTGGATGAATCACACCCTTCGGACCGAGACGCCCGTCAGGCAAAAAGTCCTTCTTGTCGGGGAGAACACGGATGCAGTTTTCACCTGCTAGCATCTTTAGAGTGTTCCCTTCACTTTTCTCTTTCACACGATCGCGACCTTGCGATCTCCAGTCAGCCATGGTAGTTATTACTCCTTGTCCTTGTTATCGTTGTCTTTAGAGTTGTCGAAGTTCAACATGCGACGTAGATGTTGCCGTTTCTCTTCGAAGAATGTTCGTACGGAAATTCTGATGACCGCCGTCACCGCAATCACAACGAGAAGCGGCCCAGCTACGAATTCGATGACGGGAGTGAGTGCCATAATTATTTACTCTCCGGGGAAGCGATCTTTCAGTCGGCGGCGGGACTCTTTCGTTTTCTCAGCAGCAGCTTCGATGGATCGCCCCATCGAATACTCGGACTGCACCATATTCTCAACAATACGCAAACAGTCTCTCCGCATCCGAAACGCTTCCACAACAAGTTGGGAATAGATATCGAGAGTCTCGGTGCGAGCCAACTTCTTTGCGAAGTCTTCGACGATTGTGTTGGTGAGAAGCAGTGCGTCAATGTTCCCTTCAGTAAGCTTATTGCCGTTGGCGCGGGCGTCTTCTCGGATTTTGAGCTCCTTCTCAGCACGAATCTTCTCCCACGCCATTTTCGCTGCTGTCTTGTTTTCGAGGCATTGAAGACGATAGTCTATCGCTGTCACGAAGAGGACACTATTTTCAGCAGCTGCTTGTACGACGTTATCGGGAGAGAAGTCAATCTTCTCAAGAAGGACTGAGACGTTGATAGGTTTGCTAACGGGATTCATAACTGATTATACGGTCTTGCCGTCTTTTCCTTTCGATAGAAAACGTAGTGCGAGCCACTTTCCAATGTAGTCTGCTATCGAACTGACGAAGGGTATCTGCGGGTCACCTGTAACTCCCTGAGGTTCGAAATGAAGATTCGTTAACTTCTCAGAAATCTTTTCGAGAGGGACGCCGTACTGAAGCGCCAAGCTGATCATAAGAGCCAATGCGTGACAGAGACCTCGTTCAAATGATCCCATTTGTTTGATTACGAGGAATACTTCACCGGGAGTTCCATCTGGCCATAAGCCTACGGTGATGAAACCTTTCATATTCCCGATTTTGAGCTTCTTCGTAACAGACTCGCGATCTTCGGACATCGGCTTTCGAATCATTCAGTTTGCTCCGTAAACAGGCTTCCCGTCTTTCATGATCCAGATGGGCGCTCCGTGGACTTCTTTCTCTTCGAACGCAGGCCGGATCTTAACAGGATACTTGGGCTTATATCCTGTCACTGTCGCAGGAACGATGAACTTTAGGCAGATATCGTTTGGCTCGGGATCTCTGCTTGAGACATAATGCTGCGTAGGAAGTCCTTTAGCTCTCTGCCTCTCTCGCCACTGCCGAATACGTTCTTTCCCAGGAGTAGTCATAATGAAACTACCGGCATCAGGTCGTTCCAATCCTTTGCGTCTATCTCTTTCTGCTTCACACGCCACTTTGTGAGGAACTCATCTAGAGGCTCGCCTTCGTATTCGATCATGCTTCCCATTGTCATTCCGGCTGTTGCTTCAGCTAGGATAGGAACACGAAGCTTCAACTTGAACTGCGTTTGGGCGTACTCATAAGCACCAACTTCGAACAAATGCATGAGCTGTTGATGCGCTTTAGCAATATCGCCGAGACGGACAATGAAATACAACGCATCGTGAACTTCCATGATGCAACGCTGGAGCAGATTATAAGTTCGTGGTTTCAGGTCCAGAAGGGCCAACGCAATGAGAAGGAACTGGTGAGCCGTTCCTTGAACAGGAGTGTTGATTGCTTGATTCCCCCAGTAGGTACTTCGAGTCGAGTCGTTCTCTCGAATCTCGCGCCGGAATCCGAACAGAGTCTCTACATAGTGGTTCTTCATAGCGAAGTCTCGCTGGCTATCGATGTAAGCAGCTACTCCACGGTACTTCTTGAAGTAATTGCGATGAAGTTGAATCATTCGGACTTTAGTGATTCCGGTTAGATCTGCGTTGGCGCCGTCTCTAGCACGTATTCGCGAGACAGTTGAAGGATAGATACTCTCCTCACCAAGACCAAACACAATTCCGAAGTGGAGCTCTTTGCACATGCGACGAGTTTTCTTGTCTTTGGCTATACGCTCGAAATCCCATCCTGTGAGAGTATGACCAACTTGGCAGTGGATGTCCTTCAACTTATTCTTGCGGTCCAGGGCAGCTTCCTGAAGCTGACGGATGAGTAACGGATCACCAGATATCTCTGCCAAAGCTCTTATCTCTATCTGGCTTCCATCTGCAGCTAACAAACAAAGAAGATCGGAAACATCTTTCATAGAGCTTGTCTCCAATCCTCGTCTGCGATAAGAAGGTTTTGCAGCAAAATGTTTCCGTGGAGGTTCTGGAAATTTGTGATCCCCTCGGCTTCGGCACGGTCACCTTTTCCGCTTCGCAGCCTCCCAGTGATTGCGCCTGTGAGCCACCAAATTGTACGGAGTTCCCCGTCATAAAGGCGTGCTCCCGTCTCATAACCTTTCAAGAACGTTGATTTAATCACACCTAAAGACCGGCGTTTTAGCACAATGTCTAAGGTGTTATTCTGCGTCTCGGCTTGAAGCAGACGGAGAACGTCTTTCTGAGTGGATCGGCCTTCATCTCCTTGCGGTAGCTGTAAGACGTCGTAGATCAACTTAGCAACCTGCTCTGGTGCGTTGCAATTGAAATTTGGATCCCCTGAAATCTGTTGGAGTTGCCGGTCGAGCTTCTCGATCATCTCCGGAACGATCTCCATAGCTTTCTTCCAATTGGGCCAGTCTAAACGGGGACCCCGAGTCTCCATTCGGTCTAGAGTTTTCCCGGCATGAATATAGACCTCGACAAGAGGCTGGCTGACTTGTGAAGAGAACCGTTGTTCTAGACGTTGCGTGATGTCACAGTCCCCAGAGTTCCTAAGAGAGAGACGGTCTATTGGTGCGTCGGCGAAATGTCCGCTCCATTCATCAACCGTACTCTTATAGTCACAAAATTCCGGGAAGAACCGATATGTTAAGTTCTCAAGGCTGCAACTTCTCAGAAAGCTGTAGCGCAAATATGTTCCGTATTGAGTATCATACGAGTAGCCTCGCAACGGAACACGAATAGTTTCTATACAGACGTCTGAATCGTACGAGCCATTCTGCAACGACTTTTTCAAGTCATGGTCAGCTACTAGTTTTGCAACTCGCTTCCGGATCTCTGAGAGATGAGTAGGCTCGTATCCTGATTGCGGATGATCAACTACAACTGAGAAGCATCGTCCCGTCCATGAACTAAAATCCTTTGGGTTCTGGTAATGACCCGTCCCGAATCCTGCGAGGAGTAACAGACGCTTCCCGTCTACGACATCATCTTCAATGTCGAAACTGACTCGTCGATGCTGCCGTTGTTCAGTTCGTAGAATGCGTTCCATCTCATCGAACTCAGCGAGAGTCCTGACCGTTGTGTAGTTTTGTGCTTTGACGTAACCCCACCTCCCTGGATGGTCTAGGATCGCTCTAACAGCACGGAAGCGGTCACGCCAGGTAAAGTACTCCCATCCTGCTTGGACGCCTCCCTGCTGGTAGATGTAGCTTGGATGCCAGGACAATACAACGTAGCAGTCCCACGGTGGGAACCAAAATATGGGCTTGTCTTTCTTGAAGTTCTTTCCGAGAAGCTGATTCCCGGCAACGTCTCCAAGTATGACGTGAACAGCAGCACGTCCCGCGTTGAGGCGCAAGGCTTCGTCATTATACGGACTACAACACTGAAGTTCACGTTTGGTAGGTTCATGCTCTTCACCATCCGTCCCAAGAGGTTGACAGCGAAGGACATTGTTCACATCGAACTCTTCTCGCGAAAGTCCGGAGAGCTTCATCGTATCCCAAAGAAAAGTTCCTGTCGGTCCAACAAGTTCTATACGCTTCGCGTTCTCGTGGCCATCTGGCGACTGAGCCCATAGGAACCCCTTTCGTCCCTTAATTCGTTCGAGTCTCTTGACTTTGTTGACTCCAGGCATCTTGTCGAGAGGGCACTGCGAACATCCAAGGATTCCTTCACGAGATACCGGCTGCTCGAAGAGATTGAAAGGCATTTCCTTACAAATCTGCTGCGAGAATGACGTTGTTCCGCGTTCCGTCCGTACAACGGAACACGCTGGCATTCGAGGTCTTAGCGAAAGTGACTTCGCATTCATCGTCGATCCCCGTAACGTATTCGAACCATGACGTAATACGGCGAACGGGCCACTTGACAGAAGCTGGCAGCGGAGTTCCTGTTTTGACAAGATCAATCGAACGTTGGAACTTGCTCGTATTAAGATCAACTGTCACAGTCAGGACGTTTGCCTTGACTTCGATCTCAGCAGCTTCGTTTTTGTCTACCAGAAATTGACTTGCTACCTGAAGAGCTTTGAGAAGCTCAGATCCTTTGATGACTGCGACGGCTGGGGATTTGACTCTCTCAGCAAGAGCATCTTTGCACTTGTCGATGGGGTATCCGGCAAGTTTCACGGACAGTGACTGGTAGACGTATCCGTTGGAGAGATCGACGCCGACGCCCGTCTTGTCAGCGGCAATCTTCCCGTCGTGACCAACGAGGAACTTTGCTACTTCAGCCGGTAGCATGAAATCGTGTTTGACGAGACTTCCAAGACATGCCATCATGAACAGCGTGTCCGTGACGAGAACTCCGTATCCAGAGCCAAAATAGACAGCCTCGACGTTTTCAGTTCCAGCCATGTTCGGGAGATACTTCACGGCAGTCTTGAGAGTGGTCTTCTGGTCGTCAGTCAAATCGAACGAGGCAGCGGGCTTCCAGCTTTCATATCCCGTGACGGGAGTGCGTGCGGCGACTTCGAGACGCTGACCGGACTTCAGCGTGAGCTTGTCTTTCGCGCAGTAAATCTCGATCTCGGTTCCGGTCGCAGTATCTAAGAACGCTTTCAAAGGGCGGCGGTCTAGGAACGACGTCCAGGCTCCTTTTCCTTCCGTTCCAGCGGCGTGAGCTTCCGCCCAGAGAGCTCCGGTAAGAGCAAGTGATATACTCTTGCCATCTGACTTCAGTCTAACGAATTGACTGGAGTCTAGGACGGGACTTGTCTGAACGGAGTCAACGATCTTGAAAGCAGCTTGTAGGTCTTTGGTAGAGATTTTCATGAAGTTTTCTCGGCATAGATCCGTTCTAGGATCTCTTCTTGACGGTCAGATAGGGAACCTGAGTCGTCGAACTGTTCCTGAATGGACTCAACGAAGTTTTTCCTCCCACTTCGTAAGATTCCGTCCTTCTGACTGGATCTTTTCAATCCAGTCTTTGATATCAGAGGCTTTATGAGTCACAACTAATTATACGGTTTCGGGCTTTGGTTTCCCTAGCAGAGCAAGCTGACAGACTTTTGAATCAGGACAGAGAAACTTACACTCATTCGCAGAAGGGTCATATCCTAGCAGCTCAGTTCCATTGAGGAGAATTGTTGTTGGCTTCCCAAAACAGGAGATAGAGTAAGGAGCTTTCTGCATTGCTACATAGCAGAACGAACAGATCATCGTCTCGAGACGGTATAGACCTGAAATGATCTCCTTCCTGGTAAATCTTCTTTGACAGCGTAAGCACTCAAGTGCCTTGCAGTCTTTAGGAAGCTTGCGGGTCTCTAGGATCGCTGCGTCGGGTAAGGTCCCCAGCCTAGCTGCTATTCCACCTAACGGACGCGTCCTAGCGACCCGTATGCCTCGCCGTAGCTCTTTAGGGATAGGCGTACCGAAAATATTCGCTCTAGGAAGCATAAGTCATAACTGTACGGAAGTCATCTAGCGAAGCATGGCAGCGAGCAAATGTATTGCGAAGGTCTTGAATCATGGAAAGCAGATCAGGACTTCCGGCTTTCAGCTCCCCACGAAGTCCAATGAGTACTCCCTCTTGACCGAAGACAATCCAGGTACCGTTCCCATCTGTCTTATAGAATCGTTTCTCGCGAAGGGCAAATCCGTTCAGCAGACGGTCAACGAATTCCACGACACGATCTGATCCAAATTCGATCACGCGTTCGACAGCGTCGAAAGCAATCTTCCGGCGTTCGAAACTAGGAATCGACAGATGCTTTGCGTTGCTCAGCTCAACAGTTTCGGCGCTCAGCTTCTTCCGTTGGTAGTGAGCCAGTATCGTGAGGCACTCACGCTCGGCGACCCACCAGACCCAGGTACTTTCCTTTACACGAGTCCGGTCGTACTTCTTTCTCTGCTTGTGGATGTGAAGAGCTACGTCGGCAATCATGTCCTCCACATCATATCCGCTTTGGACGTTGGGAGGAAGCATCTTCCACCAGTGAAGAACTCTCTGACTGACAATACCAAGATTTCGTGTGATCAGATTAGACTGATACGCGGCTTGGGAGTACGAACGATAGGAGGAGGGCACGAAGGCGGAGTCCTTTCTGTATTTGATTTGACTTCGAAGAACTTGTGACGGAGCGCTAGAAGCGACACCATGTTGCGGTCCGCAAGAAACTGTTCGAACTTCAGCTTGGCAGCTGCTCGTTCAATATTACTTCTCCAAAACGGTTCGGTTCGGTAAGATGGGATTCCATGAGCTTCGATGCAGGACTTGATTCGGGGATCGTACCAGGAAGTAGGAATCTGAGCAGCGTAATATGACTTCTTGATCTCGGGCCAGATTGGTTCTAGGTTTGCGTGAAGAAGCCGGAAGCTAGGAATCTGGTCTTTAAATCCTGGAAGTCCTAAGTCAGCGCCGTCTTTCAGCAGCTTGATTGCCGTCTTCGGTCCCATCCCGCGCATTGGCTTGATATTGTCACAGGAGTCCCCGCCAAGTGCGAGGTATTCATCCCAGACGTGAACCGGGATTCCGAACTCCTTCTCGACGTCGGTGTGTGAGATCCGGCGGAAGTTTCCGTTTTCCTTCTTGGGAACGAGAACTTGTACGCGGGAGTTGAGCAACTGGTAGAAGTCTTTGTCAGTACTGAATATGAGCACGTCGTCCTTCAAGATCTTCGACAGTACTCCAATGACATCGTCAGCCTCAAGTCCCATCACGCTGACGCTGGAATAGCCTAGCAATGTCAGGATGTTGAAAACTTCTGGAAGTTGAGCGAGAATCCCTCGGTACTCGTCATTGTTATGATTGCGGTTTGCTTTGTACTTCGTGACTACGTCTTCGCGCCAGTTGCGGGGTTTTGCTGCGCCTGGAATTGGAATGCCATGGTCCCATACCCACAAGATCCTTGGAGAGACGTTTTGCCGTAAGTCATGAAGGGTTTTCAGGATGCCGTATATGATACCAGTGGGTTTGCTTTCGTACGAGAGGTTGTGGAATGCGTAGTGAGCCCGAAATACGGTGTTCATTACATCCACGAGGATTACAGGAGACTGTGGCATGTTACGCTACGTTCTTGTAAGTCTTACCACGCAGGATGTTGGAAATGGTTGCTTGGGTGACCCCGAGTTTATCCGCAACCTTTTTCTGGGTCAGTTCTTCACGAGGCTGAAGAACTTTGCGTACCCACTCGACTTGAGCAGATGAGAGAGAAGCAGAACCTTTTTTACGTGCCATACTTTATAAAGTATAACGTATTGATTGGGAGTAGTAAAGGAATATTTATTCCGCTACTTTAGGAGCAGACGAGCTCGGGTTCCCCACGTGTAAGGAACCAAGTTATTCGTGATCAGAGCTTGTAGTTCTTCTAGCGGAGCTTCATCAGCAGGAAGTCGGACGGGCCACACGATACTGACAGGATTCTTCCAGCGTTCAACGAGCTTCTCGGCGACGTGAACCGTTCCCTTCCGTCCTACGGAATCCGGGTCAGGATAGAGAACCAAGTGTTTGCAGGAACTCTCGGAAATCTGTTGGAGTTGAATATCCGTCAAATCGTGTCCTAGGAGTGAAGCGGAGCCGGAATCCGTGACCTGAGCAATCCGGAGTGCTTTGATTGCTCCTTCACTGAGAATCGTCACTTCCTGCTTCGGGTCAAATCTGAACAGGTATTTTTCCCCGCGACTATTGAGGTACTTCGGCGTAGAGTCGGTGAACGTTCGGGCGTTGATTGCCTTTAGCTCCTTGTCTACGAAAACCGGGAACAGGATTCGATAAGCATATCTTCCACCGTACGAAACTCCGATACGATTCTCCCGGATCTGCTCTTCCGTGATTCCACGGTCTAGGATATACTTCTTGGCTTGGCAATCGAGATCGTCATAGACGCGAGTGAGAACCTGGAAATCCTTTGGGAACTCAACGCGCTCAAAGTTCCCGGAATCTGGAGCTTTCTCGACTCCTGTGACCTCGGCTGAAATCCCAAGTTGCTTGAGAACAGGAACGATAGCGTATCTATGCTTCCAATTGCACTTCCCGTTAAAACACCTGCCCCATTGTTGGGTTGTATGCACACACAGAAGAAGTCGAGGATCATTGCAAAAAGGACACGCGATGTGAATCTTACCGTCATGCCCCTGGCGGAACTTAATACCTCTGCGAAGGAGAGCTTCCTGGAAAGTCATGTCAACTTTATAAAAGGGCGGATTACGCGCCGCCCCGCGTGGTTGAACTGCCCTTTTCTTTCGCTACTGGATGGGCTCTGGCCGCCTGCGCCGCATTAGACTCAATGCCAAAAGTCCCGCCCCGAGCAGAAATAGCGAGGTTGGCTCAGGCGCATTGGAGGATGCCACGAAAGCCTGGGTGCCACTCCCGGCCACTGGCTCGATATATTCCACCGAGCCGAAATTGAACGTTGGGATCTCGGAGCTTGCCGTCCAGAGGTAGGAAGCCATACTCGCGGTCGTCGCAAAGGCCCCCTGGTCGAAGACGTTCCACATATCCTGCTGGATGTCGATCTGCGACTGCGGTGTAGGCGTTAGCAGTGTCGAAAGCACGCCAATCAATTCGTAGCCTTGGAGTGCTCCCCGATCGGCGGAGAACATGCCGGAGGACGCCGCCTCGCCCAGCGTGTCGATATTGGCCATCCAGCTTTCGCCGGTTGTGATTTCGTTGAATAGGTCGTAGCAGTCGGCGGATATGTCCAGACTTCCGACTGTGAGAAAGTAAGGCAGAACGTAATCGGAGCCGTTGTTTACCCCGGTTGTCCCGTTGAATGTGACCTGAATCGTTTCCGCATTCAGGCAAATTGTACCCACCAATAAGGCCATGGCGAGCAGTTTAATCGTCGTTTTCATGTTGTGTTCATTCCTCCTGGGCGGATTACGCACCGCCCCGCGCTGTACCTGGTCCACTAGATTCTGCAAGGCGTGATAGGTTTTCTCAAGCATCTTCGTCTCCTTTTTGATCCAGTTTCTAATCCCTTAATTTGCTCTCAGTCCGGGATCGACATTATTGGGACTTGCAAGATAGACTGTCATGTGTTTGCTCAACAGGGTGAGTCTTTAAAGTCATGTCAACTTTACAGGAATCAGGTACTCTTGTATACAGTCGAGAGTGTAGTTCTGATTCGGATTCGGATCGTGGGCAATATCCGCCTTCCAATAGACCTTATTTGGATCGGGGCCTTCTTCTGAAAGGAATTTCAAAACGACGGAATGTCTCTCCTCAGTTCCTACTACTGAAAAGAACCCTAGTCCGTATACTCCGATAGCACAGACGGAGTCTTCCGGGTGGAAGTAGAGAAATCCATATCCTTGCTCTTCTAGCCAGTCCATTGCAGGATCAAACCAAGCCTTTCCCGGTCCAAATTCAGAGAAGTTAGGTACCTCGTCGAGAGGCAGGTCCAAGATACTAGCAAAAGCTGCTTGCAGACAATTGCCTTGAAGCTTCCCGAACTTATTTTTGAAATACCGGCGTCATGGTTCCTCCGGGAACACTAGGTCATATCACAAGTTTTCTTGCAAGAACTCTTTGTATTCCAGCATCAGTATCAAGAACAGACCACGACTTGATTTTACTGCTTGCCTTCTTGATCTCTATAGCAATTGCTTCCGCGACGGCGGGAACGACTGCGTTCCCACACATTCGTTTACGAACGGCATCAGAAAATCCCGAAGTCCAGCCAATTGGAAATCCAAATCCGTATTCATACTCTTCCGCCAAAAGACGCCGTAACCCTTTTCCGGACTTCCAAACGAAATTTGCATTACGAACATTTCCGCCTTCTTGTGACATAAGACAACCCAAAACTGCATGTTGAACTTTAGACAGCGCTTTACGAGATGATGGATTAGTTGCTTGGACATGAAACATTCGAATTGCAGTTTTGGAAGTACAGCCAACGACAAAGGCTCTTTCGCGGTTTTGAGGTACAAATTGGGAGGCGTTCGCCCAGATAACAACGACTGCGTATCCGCAGGCTTCCAGTGCGAGAGCGAACTCGTTAACATTTGGTGAAGGAACATTCTCGCGGACCACCCACCGAGGCGCGAGTCGTGCTGCCACGGCAAGGTAGTATCCGGACAAGTCGGGATGACGGCTTTCATGATTTCCTTTCGCAATAGAGCGCGCGGGGCAGGGGTCTCCTCCGATGATTACATCTGGAACTGGAATGGGATTGTTCCCTAAAAGTCTAGTTTTTAGAAGATCCTTGACATCAGAATAAATTGGAACTCCAGGAAACTTGTTATGAAGCCGTTGACAGGATCGGTCTTTCTCACAGAACCAGATTGTCTTGAATCCTGCGTTGCAAAAGCCGAGATCCATTCCTCCGATTCCTGAGAACAGACTTCCAACCGTCAGCTTCACGGTTCCTCCGGAACGGCATTCATTTTCGCATACCGGGCCGTCGCTTCTGCGTCGTATATGCTTCCCTGCTTCAAGTCCGGGACGATCTCACACCCAATTTCCATCCGGGCGTTTTTATGCGCCGCAACCCATAAGTAAATCGAATCTTCAGTCCAGTCCCCTTTTCCCATCGAGATTCCACAAGCGACTTTCCGCATCTTGCCGATGTCTTCGGCAACACGATCCCCGCTCAGGATCTTGAGATTCCGCGTATCACGCTGGGTCTGAGCAGCTACCCAGCCCACCTGGTTGTACCGAGCCATGAACTGCCGCAAGCCTCGATAGACATCGTCAGATTCAAACCGCTTCTCGGAATATTTCCGGCTCGGTCGGATTTCCTCATCATAGTCAATGAGCGTCGCATCAGGTATGAATCCCTCATCTCGAAATGACCCGACGGCAGATTCAAGAGTTGCAAGAGTAAATCCCCCCTCCGTCCCATCATAGATCTTGATCTTCCCGTGAACTGAGTTCTTGAACTTCTCAAATCTCTTGGTAAGAGTCTGAGGATAGTCTGCCAGTCCAATCATCGAAATATGCGAGACGATTGCGTCCAGCCGGTCCTCGACAGTTTTTCGTGGGTCTTCAAGTGTGACGTACAGTACATTGAGCCTCTGCCGTGCGTAGGCGATCGCTAGCCACTCTAAGAACATACTTTTGCCCCGTTTGTACGGGGCCAGGACCATGCCCAGCTCCTTAGGTGCTACAAGAGGGACGATCTGGTCGAGAGGTTCAATAAGAGAGTAGGGAACCCGAACATGCTTTCGTTCAGCTAGACGGCGGGCGATACGGTCATCGAGAGTTGACAGATAGTCAGTAGTCCGGTTCTCGTTCTGGAGAACAAGAACTCCCTTCCTGACGATCTCTGCCCACTTCTCGTCTGTGAGCTGTCCCGAAGAGTGAAGATCGACTAACTCTTCTATCGCGTTCTTGCGAAGCTGGTTGCTTTTGAACTTGACAACCTTTTCTACTAAGGCATCCGGAGCTGAGAGCTTGAGTTTCTCTATTGAAGCAACGTACTCGAAAAGTTCGGCTTTCTGCATTGCCCCAAGATCAAGCTGATGGGCATACTCTAAGACGTCGGACTGCGCCAGTTTCCCGAGAGGTTCGTGATGTTTCTTCCAGAACTCCAACGCTCGTTCCGCTACAATCCAGCGAGCTCGGCCGCGAGGCGCTGCTTTGTCAGGACGGAAATCTTCGGGTGACAGTAACGTTCCACACTGCTTCAGAGTATGATGATCGAGAACGAGAAGAGCAACCAGACTGTCCTGGAAGTGTGTGTCGTCCCACCAGCGGCTTGGAGATGGATGTTTGGAGGCTATAGACATTGAACTAGGTTATGACCGCGACTCCGACCCCGACCGCGACCCCGACCCCGACCGCGGCCTCAACCCCGACTGCGACCACGACCGCGACCCCGACCCCGACCACGACCTCGACCACGACCGCGACCCCGACCCCGACCGTGACCTCAACCCCGACTGCGACCACGACCGCGACCCCGACCCCGACCATTTATGAAGTTTGTTCCAACGCATATCACGCTCTCCTGAAATTCCTTCTGGGATGAAGTTCCCGAAATCGCTGTCGACGAATCTCGTTCTCGAATTGAATCCGTTTCTGAGGTATTGTCTTTAGATAGTTTTTCAGTTCCCTATCCGGATCGAGATCTTCTTTTCCCGACCAAGCTAGTTTTATACTTGGTAGATTGTAGGACTTCCGGTTCTCACCATTCGGATATGTCTTGATGACGGCTTCTTCGAGACGCTGTCGAGCTGAGGCGCTTGCAATGAGAGAAGCCGGAAGCCCAAGGTGGAGTTCCTTATCGTTGTTCGGATCGTACTTCCGTCCCTGCTTATAGACAAGAGTCAAGACGTCGAGAATAAACTCAGGCGTAACGCAGTAGCGCATCGACCATACTTTGAGAGTAAGTAGTAGGAGTTCAGCATTCGGTCCTAGAGGCATCCATACAATGACATCTTCTGAATAAGGTTTCCGGTTGGTTCGCTGTCTACGAGAGTTCTCGACTTGCAATAAAGCTTTCTCAAGTCGAGACGCCCAGGCAGTGACAGCCTCCCGCAGTGCATGTTTAAGTTCAAGGTCTACCATCTGGAGTGGTCTTGGAGAAGCGTACCATCTATGAAATGAGAGGGTAGTACGACGATGCCTCCGGGAAGGTCAAGGGTAACGAAAGCGTAGGATTGCCGCATTACTAGACCTTCCTGTCCTGCGAAAGCTCCTTGATTGATGCGAAGCTGAAGGCCATCGCGGTCGAACACTTCGCCTACAATATAGATTTTTTCGCCTTTGATGACTTTGGGCATTGTGTTAGATTTTCTATAGCTGCGACCCCGACCCCGACCCCGACTCCCGACCGCGACTCCGACCCCGACCGCGACCTCAACCCCGACCACGACCACGACCGCGACCACGACCCCGACCGCGACCTCAACCCCGACCACGACCACGACCGCGACCCCGACCACGACCCCGACCACGACCGCGACCCCGACCACGACCCCGACCATTTATGAAGTTTGTTCCAACGCATCGGAAATCCTACTTCCCTTCGCCGAAACTTTCGATAGCTCCACGCTGCACATACCAAGACGTGCCCGGAAGCGGTTGAGCATCTTTGTAGCCCCGTTCGGTAAACGCACCCGTTTCGTAAACGATCTTGGCGTCGGTTAGCAGAACGCAAGACTCATTCACTCCGGAAAGAGTTCCGGCATAGATGTAGTTCAAGCAGAATAGAAGGACTGACTTTCCAATAAGAGAAAGCAATCCTTCTTCGTCTTCGGAAACTTCAATAAGCTTTTTCATGATTGATTATACGGTTACTGGATCACTGTTCCTTCTGGCAATTTTCCTAGACTGTAACACAGCGCGCCTTTGATGGTTAACGGAATGCAGGTAGGGAGTACCCACGCCCTCTCCAAAGTTCTCAGCGATTTCCGGTGCGAAGGTGAAGTAGCAGTATAGTGGGTCTTTCAGGACTGGCATAAGCATCCTCTCCGCGTGGGCCTTTCCTATGCCGCGAGACCGCAGGTAGAACAGCGCCTCTTCGGGGAAACCCGCCGTGGACGGAGACAGGAAGTGCTGCTGTTGGAGTTTATCGTCTTCGCCTGGAGTCCATTCGGGATTCGGAATCATTTTGGGAATCACGCAGAACCTCCACTTCAATTATACGGTTGTGAAAAGACCACGGAATAAAAATCGCTTTACTTTGCACTGCTACCGTAGTATAAAAAAGGTAGCGTCGTTGGCTGGCAAGCTGGTGGCGTCGGACTTCTTCTGAGAAGTTCAAGGAATCGGGGCGGGTTTCAGTTCCACGAAACCTGTTACCCGCCCCTTCCGTTTTGTGGAAATGACAACTTCTTCAAATTCGGCCAGCAGCAAAATATCCCCTAGGCATACCGTAAGCCTCTCTAAGAGGCAAGGACTGGCGCTTAGGGTAATACGCTCTGCAAGTACTAGCGGTCTCCATACGTTCGGTTGCAGGGTGGGTAGTGTCTCTATGAAGCCCGTAAGGGCGGTTCCACAAGAGACAGCGCGGGGGTTTGAGACAGAAGCGCGGAACCGATCGAACTGCAACAGAGGAAACTCTCGGTCAAATTCTGTCAACGTCACCATCCTACAAATTCCCATATCTGGAATACCAAATGGCACAGATTCACGCCAGGTCGTGAGGAGAGACGTAAGAGTTGCATCTTACGTCACGTCTGCGGACGCGGCGATTTCTTACATTCAAGGTACGCTAGAGAAAAATCCTAGCGTGAAAGTTTTCTTATCAGGCAGCAGTCAACATTTCTTAAGCCTCGATATGGGCGTCTTGAGTGGCTTACGCTTCGCGCAGGGCAGGTTCTCCCTAGAGTCCTTTCGAGTAGTAAACTTCCTTCATGTACTGGGGTCTTAGAACCTCTTAAATTTGTGAAGAGGAAGTTTGCGTTTTGACCTCGATTGGGCCTAGGGGGAGCTCTGCCCCTTTCAAGAGAGGAAACCGCAGCTACGCTGCTCTTCCTATTCTCTTGAAAGTGTCTTTACATCGCTTCGCGATACAAGCGGCCTGCTCAACCAAAGCGAAAATCAAGAAAGTATCCTTTACGAGAAACAAAAGGAAAAAGCTCGTTTTATCGTACATACATCCATTCTCCTGAGTGGTTCTCTTTCCGAGAACGGATTCTTCTTGCCCGCGGAAGTCACTGTGAAGTATGCAAAGCATACCGAAGTCCACTTCATCTCCACCACGACACTTATGAAAACCTTGGGCACGAGAAAGACGAAGACGTCCGTTTGCTTTGCGTTCCTTGCCACGAGACTTTCCACGGAAGGAAATTCAGAAACGTATAATTAGCTATCATGATTACCGTAACCGTTTCCGGTCCTTCCAAGTGCGGAAAAACCGCCGTTGCTGTATTCCTTGCTCGTCAGTTAGACGGTCTAACGAAATCCGTTCAGCTCCGTGACGAGACAAGCAATACTCTTACTTTCCAAGCCGTCCTTGACGTTCTCGAAGATGCTGAAGTAACCGTCATTGCAAAAGATGACATAGAGATAAAACTTCCCCATGAACAAGACATCCTCTTCCCCGACGAGAAGAGCTACACTCCTCCTGTTCCTGAGACGGAGCATCCCGAACCGGAAGAGAATCTGCTCACCGAAGACGAAGCTCTTTCCCGAATCCTTACGAACGCCTAGGATTTAAATTATGGAATCCTATGCACTTGTCATATCGGAACAGTATCGTATCCTAGTTCACGAAGCAGGACTGAAAGAGGGTCGGAGTGGGAAGATTATGTATCCCGGTCCACTTCCTGTAGGAGCAATCCTGAAAGCTGACTGGGATCAGGGAGTTGAAGAGGGTCTCAAGGTGTTCAAGCAATCCAAGTCTCGCGAGAGGCTAGATTGCTAGACGTCATCACTTTCGGAGAGACGCTCTTACAAACACGGGACCTCGATCCAGTATACGTTATGCTGTACCGTTCTCAATTTTCGTTCTTCCAAAAAGAACGCTTTACCGTAGCGTACTGGCTATTCTATCATTCAGGAGTTTCTGCACTGCTTTCTGAAAAGATGGGGCATGCGTTCTGGGACGCTTGCCAGGAACAGTTAACTCTTGCTCCAAGGGGAACGGAGAGACGACACTTCCGTGGATCTGCTGCAACGAAAGCAGTCCAGGCTCTTCATAGTCTCTATCCAGATCCTGAAGATTTTGTGGAAGCAATGTGTCCATCTCAGAGTACATGCGAGACGTTCCACACAGTTTCATCGCGAGTGGAAAAGCTTCCGCAGTTCGGACCTTGGATTGCTTTCAAAGTCTGTGATATGCTAGAACGTGTTCTAGATCGTCAGATTGATTCCTCAGGATGCATAGATCTTTGGTTTCGAGAGCCTCTTACTGGTGCAGAGAAAGCTGCTACTGCTTTCTCTCTTCCTTCCCGCGATGCTGCGATTCAGTTCCTTCTTGAGAAGTTTCATAGCTGGGGCGCTCCACCTGACTACAAGCGTAAAGTCAACTTGCAGGAGATCGAAACAATCTTATGCAAGTGGAAGGCACATCTTGGAGGCCATTACGAGATTGGGAAGGATACTTACGAGATATTGCATGGACTCCGAAAGTATTCCTCACGCTCTTCTAGTGCTGCGCACCTGATAGACTGTTTGCAAGAAGGGACTTTGTGCAAGAGGAATACTCTTTGCTGAAACCACCTCACGTTCCGGTTATCAACATCCGTGGAGTAAACGGAAGTGGGAAGAGTTATCTAGTCCGTTCTTGGATGAAACTGCTTGGAGCGAAACCATATCCGCAGCGGTCAAATTTGTTTGGAGGAGAGACTGCAACTGGAGCGGAGTACTATTTGCTTTCAGACGATGGAAGGGTGATCGGGGACTACCGTACCAATTGCGGAGGCTGTGACCGCATCCACTCCCAAGATGAAGTTGCGGACCATATTCGGTTAGGGATTTCCTCTGGTTCACGTTACGTTCTGTTCGAAGGTGTGATTCTCTCAACAGTGTTTGAGTATTGGCATCAGTTCAGCCAGTCCATCAACGGGATGCTCTGGGTCTATCTTGACACCCCACTGGAAGTTTGTTTGAAGAGGGTTTCCGAGCGAAACAAGAACAAGGCATTCAAAGAGAATCTCGTTCGGGACAAGTTCCGGCAGGTTGCTTCCACGCGCCGTCGAGCAGAAGCCGCTGGAGAGAAAGTGTTTGAGATTCATTGGGAGAACGCAGAGAAAGAGCTAGAAAACCTCATAGCAGGATTAAACATATGAAACTTCCTAAAGTTCGTATGCTCCGGCAGATTCTATATTGGATGGAGGAGCGACAGAGACGAATGCGCCTGGCAAACGCCGCCGTATGGGTGTTACGGAAACAGAAGAGGAGACTTATATGAAGTTGCCTCCGGTAAGGAACTTGAAGAAGTTTTTGTGGTTTATGGAGGAGCGCCAAAGGGTTTATTTAAGGCGACAGGCAGGTGAACCTTATCCTTGGACTTCGGATCCCATCTTACGCCGCTTTCGATTTTGCAATGTTTATCGAGAGCAGGATCGGGTGACGACTTTTTGGCGAGAACGTTGGGCAAAGAAATACGCTGATCACTCGAACTTATGGTTTGCTGCTTGCTTGTTTCGGCACATCAACTGGCCCAATACGCTCGAAGAAATTGGATTCCCCAAAGAGTGGAATCCTCGTAAGGTCCTTCGCATTCTCGAGAAGCGGAAAGCACGGGGAGATAAAGTCTACACAAGTGCTTATCTTCTCGGAGGCGGAAACACCAAGCATGAAACCAAAGTCCGCTACACGGTGATGACAGTATTGAATCCTGTGTGGAAGTGGGTTGAGAAGGCTCTTCCTGGAACGGGTCGTATTGCTCCTTGGTTAACTGACGGAACTGATGACGTTCCCTGTACGTTACGCGAAATGTTCGATTGGCTCTGCCAGTTCCACGGCTTCGGGAAGTTTCTCTCCTACGAAATCGTCACCGATCTTCGTCATACTCGTTATCTATGCAACGCTCCTGACATAATGACTTGGGCGAATCTCGGTCCGGGAGCGCAGCGCGGATTGAACCGTCTTTACGAACGGGAGCTGAATCAGTCACATCCCCAGGCTCAGCTTCTCGAAGAGCTTCTGGCAATTCAAGAGTGGGTGGTTAAGAACCGTGATTCGAGAGTTCTTCCTACGATAGAGCCACGAGATCTCGAACATAGTTTTTGCGAGTGCGACAAACTTCTTAGAGCCAAGGAGCGCCTTGTGCAAGGACGTATAATCGGTCTAGAAAGATTCAGACATCCAGGCTTGATTTGACGAAGGAGAAATCATAACATGATAAACGCAAGTGAGTTTTACGGACCGCGCCGTCTCAAGGCGCGAAACAACAATACGCTGCTCAAGGGCAACATGATCCCGCGACGGTTCAAGTCCATCGTCATTCGTGTGACGGGAGTTCGTTCAGCTCCTTCTGACTGGGACTGCCGGCTTATTCTGGACTTCGATTTCCATCCCGAAGCTCTCGAAGCTCTTCGAGGATCGGAAGCAGCTAGTGCTCATTCCTGGGCTGTAAACAAGACTAATGGCCAGCGGCTTCGTTCGTACTTATCAGCTTCTGACGACTTCGAGGAACTGGTCGACTGCCGTGTCCGTCTCAAGGTCATTCCGCAACGTGACCCGAAGTCGGGCGAGCGTGTTCGTTCGCTGGAAGTGACTTCTCTAGCACGCGAAGGGTCAACTCATTGGGAAGTGCTGGCCTCCTCCGGTAGAGATTGCGGAAGAAGACGAAACGTATTTTTCGTATCCTCCTGTTTTTGAGGAGGAGAAAACGGAACTGTTTTTGAAGATCTTCATCCCCACTAAAGGACGTCCGGTTCGGATCAGTACTCACAAGTACTTCCCTTCCGCTTACGTTGTTGTACACAACGAGCAGGAAGCGGAGCAGTATCGCGCGAATGCAACGATCGATCCTAAACGGATTCTCATTAGTGGAGCGAAGACCGATGCGTTCGGCCTAACTCGACAACGTGAATGGGTGTGCCAGACGCAAGCAAAGAAGAATGAGTGGATTCTGTTCGCTGACGATAACATCTATTACTTGCTAGCGATGGATAAGGAACACTATGGTTTTCCAGAAGTTCTACTGACGGCAGACCATACCAGATTGTCGGAAGAAGAGAAAGCGACGGCTCGCAAGGAAGGTGCGATCTGGCGTCCTCGTTTCAACACGCGAGTCCCGGTAGAACGGTTCTTGAGGGAGATCGTTCCGGATACAGTTTCTCATTGTGAGATTATCGGAGCACACCTTGCAGGGTTTTCTCTTACAGATAACATCTTATTTCGGCGAAAGAAGTTTGTTGACGTCGGATACGTCATAGGCAAGTTGATGCTCTGGCACAACACTGGGCATGTCCCCTTCGACCATACAGTCACGATGGAAGACTTCTATCACACAGCCGAGAACCTGAAGCGATACGGAGTTTGCGTAGTAAACAACTTCGTTGCGGTCCGCCCGACGAATTGTCACTATCTTCCAGGCGGAATGGGAACGTATGACGAGCGAGTTCCGTATCGCAAGCGGGACGTGGAAACTTTGTTAGCACGGTATCCTGGGATGTTGGCAGTGAAGGACAGAGAGGGATTTGTTCCAGGAACTGACTTGCGTCTTCTCTTGCATTCACGTGAGGATGTTCAACGATGGCAACGAGCGCAGAAGCGCACAAGATTGTTTTAGGAGGATTTGATGCGAACTGTGGATCTTAGTCGTGGTGAGCAGGTTCGTCTGTTCAACGGTTTGGCAATCGAGATTGCAAGCAAGTGCAATCGAACTTGCTACTTCTGCCCGAACGGATACAACCAGCGTGAAGATGTCTTCATGCTGGAGGAAACGGTCTCACGTTTGCTGGAAGAGCTCTCACGCTTGAAGTACTCTGGGCGTATCGAGTGGTACATCTACAACGAACCGACACGTGACGAACGGCTGAAGATGTTCATTCGTTGGGCGCGAGTTCAGGTTCCGCGCGCTTGCCAGATGATCAACACGAACGGTGACTATTTCAAGGATAAGTTTGACATCGCTGCATTGTTCTTTGCTGGTCTCAATCAGATGCAGATCAACATCTACAGCGCGCAGGATAACGCAGAGAATGATAAGACGTTTGAGAACGGCGTTGCGCAAGCGCGAAAGCGTGAAGCGCAGCTACAATCGTGGGTTGATAAGATCTCCCCAACAATGAATATCCATTCGGATGCGAGTCTCTACTTGAACTCAGGCCCGCGAAAGCGTATTTGCAAAGTCGTGGCGAAGTATGGCGTCCGTCCCAGTTTCAAGGATAGTGATCTCGAGGGGCCAAATCACTTCTCGAACCGCAGTGGAAACATTCCTGGTTTCCGCAATGGGCTTACAGAACCACTGAAGAAGATGTGTGTGCGCCCGTTCAGGTTTCTCAATATAGATTACCAGGGCGATGCCCTTCTTTGTTGTAACGACTACCATGGAGTTGTTAAGATCGGGAACGTGAAGGACCATACGCTGGTGGAATTGTGGAACTCTTCGGTTCTCAATCGTTATCGTGTCAAGTTGCAAGGTCATGATCGTAATTCAGCACTGTGCGACAAATGCGACTACAACGGGGGACACTATCAACATCAGGTGGGACACGTTACGACGGGGTCAGCGGAACAGGATGTGGAGTGGGTACAGGAGCCGTTTTATCCGGGCGGACTGGTTCAGATCGCGCCGAAGACGGATAAGAGGTTGATTTAGAGCTATTACGGATTGCTAGGTCGTTTCCGTGGCATCCGGTTTGTGGAAAGTACCGTATAACTAGTCTAGCGACGGTCCTAGGGTCGCTAAACACAAACGTCTTCGACTTCTTTCTGGAAATCGGAAAGGAAAGAAACAATGCAAGTAATACGAGTAAGAAACATCAACCAAGCGTGGGATCATGCAAAGATCCTTCTCAATGCCAATCACACAACTCGTCCCAGTCGGGTCGGGGAGGTGATTGAATACCCCGACCCAGTCACGACGGTCTACGAGAAGCCGTGTGAGCGTGTCCTCTTCAATGAGAAGCGGAATGCTAATTGCTTTTTCAATTTCATGGAAGCAATGCATATGCTTGCGGGCCGAAATGATGTCGCGTGGCTGGAACGATTCAATTCCAAGATTCGCGATTTCATCGGTAACGTGGAAGTGCAGCATGGTGCATACGGCTACCGCTGGCGAAAGTTCTTCGACATGGACGGGGGCGCAGAGGATGACTATGCGGACCAGATTCTCAAGATCATTCGGATGCTGAAGAAGAACCCCGATGAACGCCGCGCTGTTCTTACCATGTGGAGTCCGTTGGCGGACTTGGAACGACCAGATCTTGCAGACGTGCCGTGCAATTTGATCTGCACGTTCAAGATTCGAGGCGGTGCTCTCGACATGATTGTCTTCTGTCGTTCAAATGACATTGTGTTTGGCGCGTATTCTGCAAATCAAGTGCACTTCAGCTTTCTGCTGGAGTACATGGCTTCTATGATCGGAGTACCGGTTGGGCGTTACTTTCAGATCTCGGACTCTTGGCACGCTTACACTTCTCGTTGGTCCGAATTTGGCGGTCTTGATCCCACTCCGACGATTGATCGCTATGCGTTGGGCATGGTTCCGTTCCCGCTGGTTGATCATCCTGAGACGTGGGACGAAGATCTGAAGCGGTGGATGGAACGAGACTTCACGCAAGAGTTCTCCAATCGGTTCTTCTCACGAGTTGCTGAGCCGATGTGGCTCTCATGGTCAGAATACAAGCATAACAATCTCGACAACGCAATTAGGGTTATACGGAATTGTGATGCAGCTGACTGGCGCTGGGCGGGAACAGAGTGGTTGCTCAACATCCAGAGGAAGCGAGCAGAGAAGGGGAAGAAATGAGACAGGAAGATCCAAAGTCGACTTTAATTGAACGATTTCGGGTATGGCGTCTCTTCTGGGTTGCTTGCCGTGTCCCGAGACGGAACGATCTCTATATCAACAAGAACGGCTTGCTTCAACGTTGTAAGACGACGAACTACTCGCGTCGCGCTCAAAAGCGTACAATTGTGAAAGAGGGATGGAAGTGAAGAATCTTTTTGAAAATCTGATGTGGTTCCGAAGATTTGGTTCAACGAGACGCTTCCATTCTGAGACGTTCATCGGAACACCAGAGACAGTTCTACACCACTCTGCTAGTACAGCTCTTATCCTGATTCAGGTCTTAGGAGAAAACGTCTCCGTCAACTTGCTCAAGGCTGCTCTGTGCCACGATCTCGAAGAGGGACTTACAGGCGACGTCCCCGCGCCGGTCAAGTGGGCTATTGGAAATACGTTCGAAGAGTTGGAGCGTCGGATTCGTGTGTTCCACGATATTCCGTTCCCAGGATTGAACGGCGAGGAACAGCATCAGCTCAAGGCTGCGGATTTTCTGGACTGCGCGATGACGTGTCTCATGCAGCGAAAGATGGGGAACTCTCTAATTGATACGGTTTTCGAGAACTTAGTCGAGTATGAAAACCGAAGTCCGATCTTGGGCTACGTTGAGACAATTCTGTTCCTCTATCTCTGGCGAGAAGTCAAAGCGGAATACAGACAGACGGTTAGCGGAAGCCGATATGGAAGCGTCGGTCACCCCTTCTGGAGTCAAGATGCCAAAAGTGAGAAGCAAAGCTGAGTTCTTCCGGCTGTCACAGGAAATGGTCTTCGGGAATCGTCTTCAGCAATTCGGGTGGAAACTCTTCGATGAAATGTTTCAAGACTGCCGGAACGCAAGATGTATTGGTCGCGAACCTTGGTACGATAGCGAACTTCCTCCTATGCCTGAAAAGGTCAGTGTTAGGAACGTACTTGCAGGTGGCGATGAACGGGTTCAACGGTATCGTCTCGGACCAGCTTTCGCTCATGCTCATTGTGTCTCGTTGATCAAGACCCACATCGTCACTCCTGAACAGCTCATACTTGATGAGAGTGCTCCAGATCATCTAGTCACGTTGCAAGCAGAAGTCCGGAATAGCGAAAGGTTTATTGACATGCGATTCGCGCTGCATTCTGGAGTAGGGATGCGACCTGCTTATGCCGCAATGAAGCCCGTGAGTGGGATTCGGGCCGTGACAATCCTGAAAGAGTACCTGGACGCACCGTCTTGGGACAACCTCTGTGAAATTCTTCATGTATATAGCGAAAGTGTCGTAGAGCTGAGTTCGTACTCAGTTCCAGTAGGAGTTCTGGGTCTCTCGACAATTATTTGGGAAGTGAGGAATTATTGATATGAGAGTTCTTGTTGTTGTTGGTGGCCAGCCTGGATCTGAAGCTAAAGGAAAGGCATGCGTATTTGTCTGGATTACCTAGACGCAAAGGACAGAAACGTTCGTAGGAGCGTCGATTTGGGTAAGAGATCTCACAAGTTCCTTCACGAGTTGGAGACCCGTACGGAACTGAGAGTAGGTCTTGCATTCACAGGTCCGCATCAAGACGATCTCGTTTATTGGGATTCTGTTTTGTGATGTCAATCTCCTTTTGCCAAAAACCATTCGCTTTACTTTTCTATCGCGTTAGGGTAAAGTAGTAAGTTAAAGTACTCTTTGGGGTCCTATCTCGTTGATAGGATTAGCTTGCGGCGCGAGTAGAGACGTTTTCAACGGCTCGTTTGCCAGACAGGTGACCATACTCCGTGTCTCCTCGTAAATCACACAAGCTTCTTAAGGGCCCAGCTCTGTCCGAGATCCTTCGGGTCACAGTTCACCAAGTCAAGTGGTTCGTCGCGGGCCAGCCTACTCTTTTGATTCCTCCTTCAACGGCGCTTGCTCTTGTGAGAGAGGGCGAGTATGAAGGTAAGGCAAGTGCCCAGCGAGTCTACTACATACGTGAAATTGACAATTGTCCAAAGCCTGTATGCAATCCTTCGTATTGGGACGACCGTGCTGTCTACCCTGGTGAAACAGATTCGCCTTCACGACATACTGTAGACCTCTGGGACCAAATTCTCAAGCGCCGTTCCAGTCGCGTAGCTGTTCAAGTTGTCGCCGCCCACGCGAGCGGCGTGGATTGAAATCAGGTATTTGAAGAATGGCTTCTCCTTCTTCCGGTTTCCTCGCAGCGTCGCTTTCATCTGCAGCTCCCGCTATTAGTTCCCGCCTTCGTTCCTCTGTTCGTTCCGCTCTTAACTCGCATCAGTCATTGAAAGCCGTCCGCGGTCGCGGATCAGAAGTTCAGTCACATCGTTCAGCTCTTGTCTACTTGCGCGAGCTTGAAGCTGAACTTTGTTTGGTCCAGAACTTGTTGTTGGACGCTTGGAAAGAGTGCGACTACTCGCGGGATTTCCGGAAGTTTATTCGTCATACTGACCAGGCTCAGCAGCGACTTCATCAAGCGATCAAGAAGCTTGCCAGGACCGTATAATCAGGTTATGAGAAATTGGAAAGACGATCCAAAGGCAGTTGAGGCAGTTGAGTATCTTCTGGGCATCGGAATGAATGCGGACGAGTTCCTTCAAGCAGATATAGAAGAGAGCAGTGATTTGGAATCTGATGATGCCGATCCGGAAGTAGAAAGCCGTATTCATGAGGTTGTTGAGGAATAGTATGCCTATCCGTCAATGCAAGAACGGCCACCTGACAGGCTTTCGAAACTGTTCACTATGCGGCAGCAAGCAGACTCGTGATGTAGCGTGGAAGGCAGTTGCATCTCCTGATGTTGAGGAAGTTGCATCTCCTGCTGCAGAAGTGAAGCCTCTTCACGTTTCGTTCCTCAATCAGTTCCGGGTTTGGAGAGAGAAGCATCGGAAGGCTGTTCAGCTTCGATTGCGTACTGCACGTTGGGGATTCAAGGTGCACGAGAGGATATGAGCAGTGAAAGGCAGAGACAAGAGGCGAAGAGCCCAGTCGCGAAGGCGGACAGCTTTGGAGCACCGCTATACGACGAGCAATACGACTACTGGCTCCTCAAGTCTTACAGCAATCCCCGAAATGGTCTCTGGATCAGAATTGAGCTGGTCCGAGCAATTCGAGACACAGGCCAATCCAGAAAGTCCGATCTTTTTGGAGGGGGTGGAATGAAATGAGCACTCACGTTGTTATCATCGACCGTGACAGCTTCACTCCTCGGCATCTGGAAGCACCGAATCAGTTCATCATTGAAGTCAACTCCCAAGGCTTCAACGCATACCAGACTACGAGCAAAGGCGAGCGTGAACTGATAGCAACTAGTGCCTCCGTTCTCACGTTTGCTGCAGTCATGGCGAGGATTATCCATGACGCAGGCTTTGCTGAGCAAGTTCACTTCCTGGCCGTGAAGCTGGACCCGATGGAGGTCAAGCCGTGATCACGATTTGGAAATACCCTCTTCGTGTTCAATGTGAACAGAACATTGATATGCCTGAAGGTGCTCAGGTCCTCTGCGTACAGAATCAAGGTCCTGTTCATACACCTCTTCCTTTCCTTTGGGCGAAGGTTAACACTGAGAAGAAACTCGTTCCGAAAAAGATCTTGATTCGGGGAACAGGACACCCATTGGAAGGGGACGCGCATTATATAGGAACGTTCCAGATAGATGGAGGAGATCTTGTCTTCCACGTCTTCGAGAGGTTTCTATGATCATTCGTGCTCTCGATCTTCAAGGAGTTCCAGTCCCGATGAAGGCTATGCGTCTTCATGGTATCTTTTCTTTAGAGGCACGATCTCATGAACATCTATACGTTGGTCCAATCGAGATCGAATCTGACGAAGAGTATGAACGGGAAGAAAGACAAGCATACGTTCCAATGGGGGTTTGCATCATGAACTGCCAGCCTCGAAAGAACTATAAGGAAGTTCCTCCCTGCGAGAAGTCAATCTCGTTGAAGGAGTACCTCCTGTGGTTCGGCTTCGTCGTACTCCTGGCAATCCTCAGTCGGTGGTGGAGTTAATGACTGCAATCCTCGAACGCCTGAACCGCTGGGTCCAAGCTCTTCCCAGCAATGATTCAATACCTGTAACGCATCGGGAAGCTGATATCCTGGCAGAAGGCCTCTCAAAGAACTCTTTCTACTTCAAGATGTCAAACGCGAGTTCTGATCCTCACGTCCTCCGCAACTCCCTCCAGAAGGGAACATTCCGGTTCTGTAATCATAAGGTGTTCGTGCTATGATGACCCCTCACAATTCAAAAGCAATCCAAGAGATGATCGCAGTCGGCGTCATTCCCCAAAACTGCCAGAAGTTTGAGATGCTATCCGACGCCGAAGGAGCTGTTCTGTTCAAGTACGAAGTCTTTGCTACCGAGGAACAGGTTCAGCAGATTGCCGATGCTCTTAAACGGAATCCAGAAGAAGCTCAGCGGATTACCAGAACAGTGTTGTTCGGGGTAAATGACAAGGACAGTTCCCCTACAGCTAAAGTAGAACTTCCATAAGGTGTTCGTGCTGTGATTGATATCGTTCAGTCGCTGCCCGCGCGAGCAGCGTGGATTGAAACAACCCTTACCTCCTATTAAAATTCCAATGGCACAAGGAAGTCAGTATCACGTCAACGCCCGGGATAAAGACCGGGTCCAGTGTATGGCAGAGGGCGGAGTTCCAGAGACTCGGATTGCAGAAATCCTCGACATGGCTCCGAAGACCCTACGCAAGTATTACGGAAAGCTCATCAAGGATTGTTTGGACGAAACCGTAGGCAAGATTGGTCACTCGATTGTCCAGAGAGCCTTAGATCTGAACTGCCGTGACGGGGCTTCCTGTGCAATGTTCTATCTCAAGACCCGAGGCAACAAGTACGGATGGTCCGAGAAGATTGGGTTTGATGACGCAGCTGCTAGCTTGATTAAGCGGGTCATTGGCGTGAAAGACGACGAAATCTGATCCAGGTTGGAAACCCTTTGCGTGAACATCGTGTTACTCACCCAACGTTCGGAGTTGTTACCTGGTTCGAAATCAAAGCTGGAACTGCTTCTCTTACCAAGTCTCTCAAAAAGCGGATTTGTAGCTGGTGCCTTAAGGAAGTTCATGGGTCTCGCCGGACACGTTGTGGAAGTAAGGAATGCGATGAGGCCTTGCACCGTGCGCAGCGTTATTCATATTGTCGAGGCATTCAGCTTCGTGAACACCGATTCTGCGAGTGTGGAGTACGCGGATCTGAAGTTGACCACGTTGTTCCAGTCAGTCTTGGTGGAACTGGTGACAAGAGCAACCTCCGTACTTTGTGTCGTGCCTGCCATAAGGTTGCAACTGCTTTGCTTCGCGCAATGAAATCCAAGTACAAGGCTATATAAAGCAGTGGCTGCTCTCGCTCAACCTCCGATCAAGAAGCAAAAGTGGATACCGAGGAAGGAATTTCTCAAGCAGATCCACGACCCTGCTTTTCAAGCACCTAAGGTTCAGTACATCGACTACGAACCGAGGGGCAACGTCAAGGAGATGTTCCGTCATAAGGAACGTGAGATTATCCTTGCAGGTCCGGCTGGAACAGGTAAGAGCCGAGGGGCTCTTGAGAAGCTTCATTGGATTTGTGAGAAGTATCCTCGCGCTCGCTGCCTCATGCTGCGCAAGACTCGTCGCAGTTTGACGCAGTCGGGTATTATTACGTATGAGCAGCGTGTTCTTCCCGCTCCCAACTACGTTCCGTTCCACGGTGGCGAACAAGCCTACATCTATCCGAACGGGAGCATCCTAGCAGTAGGAGGCCTTGACGATCCGAACAAGCTGTTCTCTTCGGATTGGGATGTCATCTTCGTCCAACAGACTGAGGAGTTGAACTTAGGGGAATGGGAGAGCTTGCTCCGGTCTCTTCGTTCATGGAAGGTTCCATATCAGCAGGTCATTGGTGACTGTAACCCTGGGCCTCCTACCCATTGGATTCTGTCCCGCAAGTCAGCGGGGTCCTGTACCTTTTTAGAGACGCGTCATGAAGACAATCCGGAACTGTGGAACGGCTACTGCCCGATGCACGGGAAGATCGAACCGGAGTGGACCTGTCGAGGACGCGAATACATCTCGGTGCTTGACGCCTATACAGGAGTCCGGTTCCTTCGTCTCCGCAAAGGGATCTGGGCAGCTGCTGAAGGGATTGTCTATGAAGACGTCTGGGATGTAGCGGTTCACGTCATTGATCGCTTTGTCACAACTCCTTTAGATAAGGACCAGGTTCCTAAGAGCTGGCCACGCTATTGGGGCGTTGACTTTGGCTATACGAACCCCTTCGTCTGGAGCGCCTTTGCGGAAGACCCTGACGGACGTCTGTTCCGGTACAAAGAGATCTACCGGACGAAGACTCTTGTTGAGGACCATGCCAAGCGGATTCTAGAAGTGACGCAGGACGAACCTAAGCCTCAGTGGATTGTCTGCGATACGGATGCTGAAGACCGCGCTACTTTAGAGAAGCATCTTGGGATGAAGACAGTCGGAGCTTGGAAGTCCGTCAGTCCTGGAATCCAGGCGGTCTCAACGCGCCTCAAGATTGCCGGCGACGGGAAGCCTCGGTTGTTCTATCTTAAGAACTCTGTCGTGGACGTTGATCCTTTGCTCCTGGCGGAACATAAGCCAACTTGCACTGAAGAAGAGTACCCAGTATATGTTTGGGACACATCGAACAACCGGAAGCGCGGTGAAGAGCCTGTAAAGGAATTTGACCACGGGCAAGACTTGAGCCGGTACGTCATAACTAAAAAAGATGACACTTCCGGCAAGAAGCCGAAGTTCTTTGCGATTGGTTCCGTGACGAAGACGGGTGGTTCAGGAGAAGGTGGCAGCTTGGCTCGTCCTTCGCCTTGGAGAATGGGTGGAGGAATCGGATTGGGAACGCGGTGGGGACAGTGAACGAGCAGAACCGCTTCCATAAGCATCATCGCGCCGTTCGGTTCTGTCTTCGTGTTATGGTTATCAGTCATCATCATTTCTGGGAAGAAAACAAAAGGAGAAAGCATATGAACAACTACAACGATGGACAGAATCTTTTGATCCAAGTGGTCAATGTCGTCGATGTTTTCGGGCAACCGGCAGTATTGACTGTGGTCCCGTTCTGGAGTACTTCAGATGCAACGGTCTTCAATCCAGTTGCTGCTGCTGACGGTTTGTCAGCAACGGGAGTTGCCTTGAAGACCGGAACAGTGACTATCACTGCAACGACAACCGATCAGGGATCAGCGTCGGTTACGCTTCCTGTTGGAGCGGGCCAAGCGGTCAGTTTCCAGCTCCAGGTTAGTATAGTACCAGTGGCAACTACTCTCAATCCGATTGCCTAGACCCTAAACCTGATCGCTACGGGTCGCTAGGACAGTCTGTAGACTCTGGATAGGTACTTTTCTACGCCATAGTCAACGCTAGCCTTAAACGGTCTCTAATATGGGGACTTCATCCACTAACAAAGGACCTGTCGCGGACGCCAAAGTCCCAATCGTTCCGGGCGTCTATCCTGTAAAGGATCTGATGCAGCGGATCGAGGAGACTAAAGAATCCAAGACTCCTTCCCCACCAATGTCAATGAAGTCCTCTCCACTTGCTGTGAAGTCTGCTTGGTACGAGATGGACTATCTTGTCAAGTATCGCGATCCGCTGCTGGCAGTTGGATTCGGATTGGTAGTTGTGGGAATCTTTCGTATCTATGTTCCAGCGGGGTTTGTGGTTCTGGGGCTAGGACTGACGGCAGCAAGTTTGTTCCTGTCGAAGTAGAGGAGAAATGAAAATGAAACTTCGTTCAATCTTGTTGGTTCTGTTCCTGAGCATTGCAAGCGCCCAGGGACTTCTTGCTCCTGTCAGTATCCCGGACATCTCGGGGACGGGATCAGCCGTTGCAATCGCAGCGTCAGGAACAGTAGTCCGCTTCTGTCAGCTCGTTGCTCCTTCGACGAACACGAACAACGTTCGTTGGGGAGACTCAGCGATTACGACGTCACGAGGATCAATCATTGCTCCTGGAGGAGGACAGTTCATTCCTCCTGGCGGAGTTGGTTCTCCTTACACGATTGACCTTGGTCATTGGTACGTTCTGGTTCAGTCAGGCGACTATCTGACAGAGACTTGCGCGAAGTAAGGAGAGTACTACAATGAAACGACTTCTTCTTCTTGTACTTCTTCCACTCGGACTATTTGCGCAGTACGTGCCGGGGAGCAGATCGTTCACCGCGCTCACTGGCGGTGCTACCAGCACGGCCACGGGCGGCGCAACCACGATCAACGGCCTGTACGTGGTCACCGACACTGGAACGGCCAACACCTACACGTCGGCAGTGGACGCGAGCGCCCCGGCCCTAGCAGACGGCATTCTCATCGACTTCGTGGCTGTTCATGCGAGCACCGGAGCCTCCACGTTTGCGTATCAGGGTGGGTCGGCCCGAGCCATTGTGGACCAGACCGAAACCGCGCTTACGTCGGGTATGATTCCAGTGGGGCACGTCTTACTGAAATACAAGGCGACGGGAACGAAGTGGATCTTGCTCGACGCATTGAATCAAAGTACGACCGCCAACGCGGGGACGGCCACGACAGCGGCGAACCTCAGCGGAACGCCTGCCTTACCCAATGGGACCACTGCGACCACACAATCTCAGGCAGACGGCACGACCAAGCTGGCGACCACGGCCTATGTGGATACTGGATTGGGCGGCAAGGCCGCGTCGGGTGCTTCCACGTCCGTCAATTCTCAAACATGCGCACTCGGCGGATCTTGCACCGTGACCGTTACACCGACCGGGGCTGGACTCAGCAACGTCACCAACGATACCCAAACCAAAGCGGCAGTCGTGCCTAACACCGCGCCATCTGCTGGGCAGATTCTTGTGGGCAACGCGGGCGGGTCGGCCTACGCTCCTGTGTCGGTGAGTGGATGCACTCTCACAAGTACCGGGGAGCTGTCATGTAGCGGTTTGCAATGCCTCGACACCGGCGCGGTTAACGCGATCACCTGCACTCAGGCGGGCGTGACAGCTTACGCTGCCGGGCTCCAACTGACCGTTACCCCCTTGCATACAAATACCGGCGCAGCCACTTTGACTGTGAACTCGCTGGCATCTTTACCCGTGCAGCGCAATGGGGCGGCGTTGACAGGTGGCGACTACCTGATCGGCCAGCCGGTCACAGTTATCTGCGGTCTGACGGCGTGCCAGATAGGGGGATCTGGCCCGTGGTCCGACGATGGCTCGACGATCAGCGCGGCGAGTGGGAGGAGCGTAGCGATACCGACTGCGTTGCCTGGAGCGTTGCCCACAACGACGGGAGGCAGCGGAGTGCTTGTCCCGGTTCTGATCTCCACCTCTGGGCCTGTATCGCCCGTCGCCACGGGTTTTTACATCAACAACGCGAGCAGGGCGCTCACCTACACACTGCCCGCCATCACATCGGCTAACGTCGGCCTTCAGGTTTGCGTCCGCAACGCTGTCACCAAGACGGGCGCAATCACGCTTACAGCACCAGCATCCACGTATATTGACGTTTCCGGTGCGGTGGGCAGCGCAGCGGGAACGCTGGTAAGCGGTGGCGCGCTGGGGGATGCAGCGTGTGTGGTGGCGGTTGATACGACGCATTACTACGCTTTTATCGGCGTGGGGACTTGGAATAATAACTAGCCATGCGAAAACTCTCTATTCTCACTCTGCTGGTGTTAGCCGGATCTCTCGCCGCGCAGATCCTTGCACCGATTGTGGCCGGCGGCCCTCAGTGCTGCACCTACTATATCTCAAACACAGGCTCTGACTCAGCCAACGGCCTCACGCCTACAACTGCAAAGCAAACTATCGCAGCGGTCAATGCACTTACACTCTTGCCAGGTCAGTCGGTCGGTTTCAAGCGCGGCGGCACGTGGCGCGAGACGCTGACGCCGGGGCAGAGCGGCGCGGCGGGGAGCCCGATCACGTTCGGGTCGTATGGGAGCGGAGCGCAGCCAATCATCAACGGGGCGGACGTATTTACTCCCTGGACTTCTCAGGCAGTTGGCGCTAGCGGTAATGTAGCTAAGGCCGACATGAGGTTGAGTACAATCTCAGGGACGGCGTTCGTGGATTTTGGCGCGGCGGGCTCCCTGACTCCATACCTGGGATCTACATTGGTAATCACTGACAGCGCAGGAAAACATCTTACGGGCTACATTAAAGCCGCTGGGTCAAGTGAGACCCTTGGCACAACCGAGTACGTCCCCAATACCGCGTTTTCCAACACGTCTAATGTCTGGACAAGCAACGCCAACATGGCAACCTCAAGCGGTACGGGTTACGGCGGCAGCAACGCCCTTCAGGTAACCACCACGGCCGGATTTGGGTCTGCCCATGAGAGCTTGACTACCTCGGCGGGAATGTTGATAAAGAGTTCTGCGTACCTGAAAGTGGGGACTGGATCAAGCGGCCAAAAACTTGAAATCACTGATACCGCATACGGATCTCTTGCGGTGACTGCTTGGGTTGCTCCCGCCAACTGGACACAGTACGTTCTCTACGCTACCTCGGGAGTAACGAACCAAGTCGGCAATCAGTATTACTCCAACTACAACAACGGTACGATGTCGCAGTACTCGGTGCCAAGTAGCAAACAGGTTATCACACCGAGCGCCACGGGCGTGACGATTACTTCTACTGCGGGCGGCTCTACCTATGCGTGGGCATCAGAGGAATCGGGGTTTAATCGCAACGACACAACCTATTCGTATGCGATCACCAGCAGCACGGTCTATTACATTTCCTACACGACGGCCCCAACGCAAGTCTTTGAGGACGGCAGTCGCCTATCTCAGAATGTGACTTCTTACGCTTCCCTTGTGCCTGGACAATGGTATCTGGATATGGTAGCCACCAAGATTTGGGTACGGCTGACCGGAGACGATGCCCCATCTAACGGGCACACCATTCAGGCCAGCCAGCGGGCAATGGCTATTGACATTGGCGATGGCAACGCCTACGCGGGGGTGAGCTACATCACCGTGCAGGGAATCCATGCCACAATGTCAAACGGCGGCTATGGCAACATTGGGCTGGTTCACGCCGCGACGAACCACGTAATTATATCCGGGGTAACATCCGACTACAGCGCCAATGACGGGATCAAGATAAGCTCCACGGTTGAGGGCGGGGATATCAACATCACCGGCAATGTCAGCAACAATAACCTGGGCATCGGGGTCAGCACTAATCAGTACTCGGGGGCATCGCTTGGGCACGAAGTCTACATTCAGTACAACAATGTTTCCGCCAATCAAGCGGATGGCATCGAAACCTATGGGAATTACGCGATCATTCAGTACAACACCGTCCACGATAGCGGCACGACCTCGACCGACTGCATCGGCATTCACATTTATTCCGCGAGCGGTTCCGATGGGCTTGGGCAACACAACATTATTCGATACAATACGGTCTACAATCAGATGTCAAACGGTTTCGATGGTTCCGGCATAGAGACTGACCACTACGCGGCTAACAACTCACTGTATGGAAATGTGATTTACAACAACCAAGGTCCATGCATCGACCTGTGGGACAGTGCCTCTGTGCTGGTTTACAACAACACCTGCTACGGAAATTTGCGGAACCCGGCTTTCCCCGGAGGGCACGGCGAAATCGTCCTCGGTCAAGCTCTAGGGCTGACTAACAACATCACGGTGGAGAACAATATCACCTACCCCACAAGCTCAGGCGCGTATTCGATTTACATTGACGCGACGACGGCTGCAAAGACCCTGGCATTCGTCCACAATCTTTGGTACGATCCGTCAAACTCGGATTGGTGGTATGCGGGGTCTGCCGGGAGTACGCTCGCGGCGTGGAACTCCCAAACATTCGCAGGGTCGGACTTGTATGGTAACCCGCTGATGGTCGCTCCCGCTAGTGCAAACTTCCTGCTACAGCCCACTTCCCCGGCCCTAGCCGCTGGTGTCTTCATCCCCGGCGTGAGCACGGCGAATCCGCCGAACATTGGAGCCAAATGAAACCCCTTCTCATCCTCTTGCTCTGCGCTCCGGCGTGGGGCACAAACACCCAATCGCTGGCGGAAGCGGAGCAGCGGGCGGCAGATTTCGATGTAGCAGGAGACTTATGAAACGATCCGTTATCTTCTTGGTATTCGCAGCAATCGCGGCGGGGAATCCGCGCCCGGCCTCCGGCTCTTGGGACATCGGGGCGTATCAGTACGTGGCCGCTCCAGCATCCAACCTGCTGGCGGTGAGGCGGTAATGGCCCAAAACGACGCGGTGAGGATGGGCAGGGGTAAGCCCGGTGAAGCGTAGCGCACGGAAAGCCAAAATGATCGAATCCTCTGGTAGGTGTTTAATTGTGAAGTATAAGGTGGCAAAACAGATTTGCAATTTGGAGCAAAGAGTCAAAGAACTGGAGAATAAAATGGCAACATTTGCAGCAGACTTGGCGGCCTTGCAGGCTGTCGTGACGAAGATGACGGGCGACTTGACCGCGATTGCGTCAGGTATCTCAAACCTAGTAACGGAAGTAGCTACGCTTACCAGCGAACTGGCGTCGGGAAGCATTACTCCAGCTCAGCAAGATGCGCTGGACACGGTTACAGCATCCCTCGCCTCTCTGGGGGTGACTGCCGACGCCGCTGTAGCTAGTCTTCCAGCTTCCTCAGCTCCCCCAGTGCCTGCACCTCCCGCCCCGCCCGCTTAGGAGTGGTATATATGCGGCGGTTGATTCCATTTCTTCTGCTGGCGTCTGGTTCACTCATGGCACAGACGCCAGTAGGGCCTGGGCAGGTTGGCACGATGTACTGCATGGCTGTTCAACGGGCAGTCTGTGTGCTTCCGCCTGCTAACTGCCCGCCAGCACAGGTGCAGACGTATTGCTATCAGTATCCCGCAAACCCAACTTGGGTGCTGGTTCATAACTCTATCGACAGTCTTCCTGCTAGCGGCGGATCGTTGACGGTCTCGTTTAATTGGGCGAGTGACCTCATCACTTGGTATTTTGTCTTGTCCGGCCCGGGCGATGGCGGAGGCACTGTAACTGCGCCAGCAGCCTTGGAATGGGAATACACGGCTGACCAAGATCCTATCCAGTATGGAATCTTCGGTCCGTTGACTTCCGCCGCTTGCGTCAGTACGCTTTGCACAGTCTACACGGACGCCTACGGCGCTGACATGATGGTGGGGATCGGGGCTTATCCAGCGGGAGTCAGCGGGCCGAGTTCGTTGGTCATTTTAGCTGGGTCCACTACGGCGCAGTTCACTATTGTGTTTGCGGGCACTCCGGTAGTGGTAAGTCCTACAGTGACAAATTGGAACTATGGGGCGCTGCCGGGAAGCAATATGCTTTATACCCCTGGGCCAAACTTCCAGCCTACAGTATGGATGGGTGGAGTAAATTGAAGAACATTCGTACCTGTGTTAAGTGTGGCCATCCGTTTCCTGCTTTTCAGCGTGAATCGAAATGTCAGCCTTGTAAGCAAGTTCCTGGCACGGTAGTTTGTCCCCCAGGAAGGGAGATGGGGATATTGGCGCTGCTTGAAACTGGAGCGACCAATAAAGAGATTGGCGCCGCACTGGCTCTTACTAAGGGGGCTATCAAGCAGTATATAATGGGTCTGCGTGTAAAATACCAATGCAAGAATCGCACAGACCTCGCGGTACACTTTGCGACTGGAACGCTTCTTAAGGAGAACACCAATGCATAAGTTTTCTATTTTCGCCGCCGTTGCTCTGCTCCTGCCGCTCGTAGGATGCAATGCTCCAGTCGTCACGGCTGTCACTCAGGCGACTATCGACAACGCTGCTCTAATCGCGTTGCTCTCAGACCCGAACCTTACATCCGTGCAGAAAACCGAAGTGATGAACTACGCTCAGGCAGCCTCAGTCGCTGTCGGGCAGGTGAGCATCATTCTGGCAGCAGGCGGGACCGCTGCGCAGATGAGTTTGGAGATTGCGTCGGCGCTGGCGCCGGTCGCTTCTCCGCTTCTGCCAGGACTGCCTGCGGATATCGTGACAGCCATCGGGTATGAGGCGCGGGACATTCAAGCTATCCTGACGGCCTACGGCGTGCCCGTGGCAGCAACAGCGTCCAGCGCACGCACCGCAACGGTACAGACACAAGGCAAGGTTATCAATCTCAGTTCCGGAGACATTGCCAATCTGAAGGCAGCACATGCCAAGGTAGTGTTGAATGAGGCAGCCATCGCACAGGCAAAGAAATGAAATCTTCTCTACTCATCTTCATTGTCCCTCTCGTTGCCTTTGGGCAGACCTCTGGTTCTGGTATTCCTGTCCCGAACCCACCCGCTGTGCCGCAGTTCACGCAGCTCGTGGTTGGGACCGTGTACGACCAGCTCTATGGCTGGCGAGCCGCCTTCGCCGGTCTGCTTCCAGTGTCTAAGGGTTTCTGGTTCGCGGTCACAGCACTCGTGTCCCCAGAGCACTTGAACGACCCGAATACAGGTACGCGTGTGATGAGTCTGACTTCTACATTGTATGCGGAAGGCTATAAGTCACTCTACACGGGTCACAAGTTCAGTGCATGGATTGGTAGTGGCCTTCGTGTTAATATATCAAACTCTGGACAGGTTCAATCATTGAATGGTTCTACCGGACTGAACCCTCCGATTAGCACGATGGTCCGCTATGCCATAAGCAGCAAGTGGTCCGTGGATGTCGGCACTCGAACTACGTACATCTCACCGCCCAACGGGAGCACTGCGAAGGGCTGGTGGGACTTCGCTCTAACGACAGGGATTGGGTACGACCTCCCGAAATCGCTGAACTAGGATAAGTACATGGACCCGCTTAATCTTGAAGTCATCCAAGCTGCAGTCAAGACCGTCAACGAGAACACCATCCCGCTTCTCGAAGCAGCGTTCGCTAGGCAGCTGGCGCAGGCGACGAAGGACATGACCGACGTTGTGGATCGTGCCAACGTGCAGATAGCGAACCAGGTTCAGGGAGCACTGATTGGCTTTCAGGCAGTAGCTGACAAGGCCGCAAAGGATCATGCCCCAGAATCCGGCGCTCTGGTGCTCCGGCCACGATGGCGAGGCGGTGGGGGCCGTGCCGTTCTGCGCGGGCGGGAAGGTGCTGCTGGGGACGATGGGGGCGTTATGAAGCAGGAGAGCACAATGGTAAACACAACGGACATTCCGAACCTGCCGAGTTTCGATGAGCAGATCCGCGACTTGACCGGCCGCCAGGGGGATCTCCAGCGCGAGATCGACAACCTCAGCGAAGATTATCGGAGTGAGATCGACATACTGGTTTCTTCAAAGCAAACCATCCAAGCAAAGATAGATCGCTGCCGGTCTGAGGAGGACGCCCGTAAGGAAGGTGGATGGCGTTGCCCGCTTTGCGGAAACCGATACAGCTTTGCGGATGGGGTTCGTTATCTCACGGCTTCCAAGGTTTGCCCGTGTCCAGAGATGCCTGCGGGAATCCGCACGGTGCGCGAAAGAAGGAATCAGCAGGTTCTCCAGTGCAACGTCGGTTATCAGACGGGCGTTGACCATACCGTCGGGGCACAGAAACATCACGGCGAGACACCGACGCTATGGGCAAAGGTCCGCCTGAAAGACGGGGGCGAATGGGAGTCGGGAGGAATCCTGAGCGTTCACCCCGCGGCTGATGTCAACCTCCAGTTCGATAAGCCCAACAACCTCGGGGTTGTGTTCTTTCTGGATAAAATCGAGTCGGTCACGCTTCGGGTTGAACGGGAGCCCACGAGCTTGGGAGCAGGCGGTTATGACTGCCGTTCCGACATTGATGGAGAGGATACGTTAGGAAGTAGGTAAGTGCGATACATTATTTCAATTCAAGGGGGTGGCCTTCGTGGCATCATCCCCTGCCTGGCACTAGCCAAACTCGAAGCCCAAACCGGGATGCTTACGCGTGATTGGATCACGAGGCATGATGGCCTTATTGCAGGCACTTCAACTGGCGCTCTACTGGCTGCGTGTGTGGCCTGTGGCGTTCCGGCCGCCGATGCCTTGAAGGTCTACACCGAACAGGGCGCCAAAGTGTTCAGCCCGACGAATGACGTGGAACGTAAAGTCAGGCTCGTCGTCACTGGCCACCAGTTTGACAATCAGGTACTCGCGTCGGTCGTGAGGAACACATTGAAGTTTGATCCTATTCTCAACGACTTGCCGATTAGGGTGCTCATCACAGCCACGGCCATGGACGGGAATCCTTGGTATTTCGTCCGAGATAACCCGAACAATTCCCAGGTGATTGGAACGTACAAGTTGGCAGACGCCGCGATAGCTTCTGCTTGCGCTACGACGTATCACGCGCCTTGGCCGATTGATGGTCTTGGCTGGTTTGCGGATGGTGGGTGCGGTGGGTTGTGCGACCCAGTCTACCAGGCTGCGGTGGAAGCGTTCTACTATGATGCGTTTGATCCAGCGCAAACGCGGATTATCAGCCTGGGGACAGGTTGCTTACCGGCGAACACGCAACCGAAACCTCCGAGTGACCTACTAGAGAACATCTCTTGGGTGATTGATGCTTTGCTGGGTGATTCCAAGACGTTCGCAGAACAGGCGGTGGATCGGCACTGGCCGGATCTATTGACAGTCTTCAATCCTCAGCTTCCTTACAGCATCGATGAAGCTGAAGTTAACCAGATCCCGACATTGTTGAAGATAGGACAGGCAGCAGCGGACAAGATGGACTGGAGCATATTTTCATGAACGGCAACGGCAACATGAAAGCAAGCTCCTGGGTAGTGCTCGAATGCCTGATCATCTTAGCCGTGCTGGGTGGTGCGTGTTTCTTCGTGACTCCGAAATATGAGGCAGGCGTGTCCATCGTTCTCGGTGCGGTAATCGCGGTTCTCAATCATCAGATGGGATCGGTTGCGGGCGGCAAGCTGCCTGAGCAGATTGGTTCCCCGCAACCCGGCCAAACATCACAGACAGATACCCACACGCAGTCCACGGAACCAGCACCGGCGCATCTTCCCCCGAATCCTCAATCTGAAAGCCTTCACAACCCTCAATGACGCCTTCAAACAGCGATGTTGAAAAATTAGCGTTCCCAGTCTGTCCTTACTGCGGAGCCGATCCGATGAACATCTCCAGTCTTCCGTTCAATATTGGACCTGCTCAGTTCCTAATAATCTTCTGCGGAAATGATGCCTGCCGGAAGCATCTGAGTATGCAGATGGTTGGTGTGCAGCAGACGGATATTCTGACTCCCTTTCACCGTGGCCCGAAGCTGGTAGTGTAGCCCCCTTCAGAAAAACAGGTAGAAACTCCATGGCACTCACTGACAGAATCGTGAAGTCCTTTAGTGGGCCAGTCTATTCTGGGACCGGTCAGGAGTTTACTCCGATTCCGGGAAGCGAGTACAGTGCTCTTCCTAAGACTCCTCCGTTTTCGGAAATTGGCGTTTCTGGAGTTCTCAGGACTCGCGGCGTCGGGTATCTATACGAGGAATGGTTAGCTTCTCTATCCACTTCTCGAGGCAAGATGGTCTACCGTGAGATGCGGGACAACGACGCGGTTATTGGGTCGATGTTCTTCGCTCTCGAAATGATTCTCCGCCGCGCTCAGTGGCATATGGAACCCGGACCCGGAAAGAAAGGCGACGACTACGGACAGTTCATTGATGAGTGCTTCAACGATATGAGCCATACGTTCGAGGACTTCATTGCTGAGTGCGTCAACATGTTTGTCTTCGGGTATTCACTGTTCGAGACAGTCTACAAACGCCGCCAGGGACCCAAAGGAAAGAAAGCTTCCAAGTTCGACGATGGGTTGATCGGCTGGAGGAAGTTTGCCCCTCGCGCTCAAGAGAGCATCCTCTACTGGATTTGGGATGACGAAGGAGGACTGCAAGGTGCCGTTCAGCTTGCTGCTCCCGATTACCATACCGTCCCGATCCCAATCTCGAGATTGCTTCTCTTCCGCACAACTTCTGTCAAGAACAACCCTGAAGGGCGGTCTCTTCTCCGTAACTGCTTCCGAAGCTGGTTCTTCAAACGCCGTATTGAAGAGGTTGAGGGGATTGGTATTGAGCGCGACCTTTGCGGCATTCCAGTATTGTACGCAAGCGCTGAAGCTCTCGCTGCAATGGGAGGACAAGCTGCTGCTGAGAAGTTGGTTAGTAACATCCGAGTTGATGACCAGGCCGGAATCATCCTCCCGTTGGCGTTTGACGAGAAGGGGAATCAGCTTGTTAAGATTGAACTGATGCGGACTGCCGGTCAGAAGCAGATGAATCCGTCGGAGACAATCGGACGTTATAACTCCGACATGTTGAATACTATGTTGGCAGGGTTCGTTCAGTTCGGACAGACGTCAGTTGGATCTCGGGCGCTTCACATGAGCGCCACACAGATCTTCAGTCTGGCGATCACGGCATTCATGGACTCAATTGCAGCAATCATCAACCGTATTGCGATTCCCCGGCTGATGGCAATGAACTCGATGGACCTCTCGTCCGCGCCAAAGCTGGTTCCTGGTGAAATCGGGGTTCGTGATCTCGAAGAACTGAGTCAGTATGTTTATCAGTTGAGTCAGTCAGGTCTGACGTTCTTCGACAAGGAAACTACCAACTACCTTCGGAAGACTGCACGCCTGCCTGAAATGCCTGAGGACGACGAAGCCGGACCGGAAGAGAATCCGAATCAGGCTCCTCCTCCCCAACTGACTCCTGATCAGCAAGCTCAAGCACAAGTACAAGGTGAACCTCCAGATCCCAACGCACCTCCAGCTCCGGCAGCTCCCAGTGCTGCGTCTCCGAAAACACCTCCGGCGCTGAAGCCGAAGAAGCCGATTGCGGCAACTCCGCCTTCCAGTCAAGCTTCTGCTGGTGAAAAACTTAGGCAAACCGCGTGACGAGCTCGAAATGGACCGCTACAGTCGTAAAACTGAGTGCTACGGGTCGCTAGGGCAGCTTGCAAGGGTCTAACTAGTATATTTCATAGGGTAGCCGGTCAGAGACCGTCCTAGGGTCGCTAAACACCTCGTAATTACAATGCCAGTCAAAATGAGATTCCGGACCGACGGTTGGCACTACGCTAACTTGAAAACTCATGGCTGGACGCGGGAGAGGTTCGTTGCTGAGATGCATCACGAGCCTGATTACATCAATACGTTTGAAGCAACTCCTATTGCAGAACCCGGCGATGTCTGGAGGATGTACTGGTACAAAGAAAACGGCGATCGCCCCTTGAATGGATACGCCATCTGTTGCATCAAGTGCGGTCACGTTCATCTATGGGGAACGGCGGGCAACTGCCAGACTGATGTTCAGGAAGTTCACTACAAGGACGATGCTGGGAACGCCAAGTCGTATAAGTCTTGTGTGCATAAGCGGACTGGAACCGGGTCGTGCTGGAACTGGACGGGATGCGCGGAAGACAACACTCTTGATTGTAAGCCTTCCTTGTTAGTGACGCACAGCGATTGCAACTTCCACGGATTTCTTGATAATGGAATGCTGAGATTTTGTTAGAGAGGAGGTGAAAAGCAAAAATGGAAAGACCTGACTTGTCGGGACTTCTAGTTGGAGGCAGGGTTATTTATGTTGATCCTGTTGCAGTCCAGCATGAAGCTCTGGTGACAACTGTTTTCGGCGATCCTTCAACTTGCGTTCCTTGCGTAAATGTCGTCTATGTTTCCGACGAAGAGAAGATGCAAGATCCGTATGGACGGCAGATCGCGCGTCAGTCGTCACTTTGTCATCGGTCTGTCAATCCGGCACATGGGAACTATTACATGATGCCTGGCGATGAACCGAATTTGATCCAAGAAGCCTTTCAGAAGTAGGATCATTTAGGTTATCTGCGGAACCGATGAGGGACCACAAGCAGATAGCCTCCAAATTGCTTTTCACAATTCCATGCCTCTCTCTTTCATCCGAAAAGCCAAAGCCACCGACGCAGTACTGCAAGCTGCGTCGCGTATGGAAGCTTCGCTGGCGCAGGCTTTTCTGGACGCCGTCGACGCGATGCAGGACGACGTTGCTCTTACCAAGCTCTCTGCTGCTATCGAAGCTGGTGACATGAACCAGGCTCTGGCGATTATGGCAGTGGATCAGGGGTTCGTACAGGCGCTTCAGGGGAAGGGACTTGAAGCCGGAGTGAAATCATTCCGAGATGCCGTTCAAGCAACGTTTGCAGCGGGAGCTCAAGCAGCTATTACTCAACTCCCGAAATCCGTATCATTGGATCTGGCATTCAACTTGATGAGTCCCGAAGCGATCAATCATCTTGAGACATACTCGTTCAGCCTCATCCAGCAGATCTCCGAACAGACTCGTGAAGCAATTCGACAGACGATCTTGCGGGCATTCAAAGAGGGTGGTCATCCTTACGAACAAGCGCGCAGCATTCGGAACGTCATTGGACTGACGGCGCGACAAGAGCAAGCTGTAGCGAACTACGAAGCTTCGTTGTCTGGGAACTCTGCTACACGAGACGCCCTGACTCGTGCTCTCCGAGACGGAAGGTTCGACTCAACGGTTGCCCGTTCAATCACCAACCAGACTCCGCTGTCTCAAGCCCAGGTTGACAAGATGGTTGACCGATACCGAAGTCGGTTCATTGACTATCGGGCAAAGACCATTGCGAGAACAGAGTCCGTGCGAGCTTCAAATCTAGGACAACGAGAAGTCTGGCGTCAGGCAAAGCAACAGGGATTGATCGAAGAGGATCAGAAGCGGGTCTGGATCACTTCAGGCGACGACAAAACTTGCGATGACTGCGCCGGTCTTGACGGAACTGAAGTCGGTCTTGATGAAGAGTTTGAGGATGGAGTCATGGACCCACCTGACCCCCATCCGGATTGCCGGTGTACTACTGCTCTATCAATTAAGAAACGGGACTCATTACGAGTTGCATAAAAGAGGGAGATGAAAAATGATTAATATTTATGATCCGGAAAACAGAGATGCGCAAAACAAGGATGCATCTCTCGAACCCGAACAGGAGCCCGTCATTCTGGCAAACAACCAGCGCGTCCGTTACGCCATCCATAGCGTTCCTGAGCACAACATCATCAAGGCAGTTGTGACCTCGTCTGACGCGTCGGCTATCAAAGTCGTTCCCGACGTCAACACGGAACAGGGGACCGTTGCTTCCGGATTTCTGGTTGGAGGTTACTCAGTTCGACGGAGCGCACTGCCAGGAGGTAGAGAATCTGAAGCACCTCTCGTGGTGGTTTCCGCCGAACTGACTTACGGAAACGACGGTGTCACGCGAACCATATCACAGACTTTCGGCGTGGAGGACCCGTTCGAAGGAGTTCATGAGTTCACTTTCGGTGAACCAGAACTCACACCGGCACCTCCGACGGCCGAAGAGTTGCAAGAGAGAGCTTCGCATCCTGCGGAGTTTCCGGTCTCGAAGAATCGGAGATAATTCCTATGGAGTCCCGTTTCGGCGGGACTCCGGTTCTTTTATCTGGTATGACTTGTCTTATCTGCTCAGGGAAATGCGTGAAGAACGGGCGCTGGCCTAATGGCGGACAACGCTGGAAGTGTAAGTCGTGTCGTAAATGGTACAGTGACGAACTCCATCCCATTCCAGGTTTCTACCTGCGACCTGGGCAGATTGTGACATTGAAAAGAAACTTCCTTTATGGGATTTCCGTTCAGGCAACAGTCGCAGAGTACCAGTATAATGACAGGACTATCCTGAAGTTCTTTCGCTATTGCCATTCTATCGGAATGAAGCGCAGTCACTGTCCTTGCGGCCGACCAGCAGGACATCGTGCCTGTTGTAGGGAAATGAGACAGATTCACGACCATCTCACGAAAAGGAAAGGAAAACGAACATGCCAACTAGCTTAGTTCTTCTGGGCATCATCACACTGGTGCTCCATCTGCTGTTTACGTATCTGCTGCCAGTTCCGAATCCTCCAAGCCGGTACTTCCGTCCGCTGGTCGCCACAGCGGTGATAATCATCGTACTGCTCCTGTGGTACGTTCTTCCCGTTCACGTCGGGTAACTACATGCCCCTCGCTCCACTGAATGAACCTTACGCTTCCGATCCTACTCTACTCTTGGCTCTCTGTATCTGGAGAGAAGCAAGAGGGGAGTCGCATGATGCCAAGGTCGGAGTTGCGTCCGTAGTCATGAACCGTTGCGTTATGGCCCCCGCTCAAGGCTTCAAGAGGTCCGTAACTGGGAATATTCTCCATCCGTGGGCCTTCAGTTCGTTTATGGAAGGTGACCCGAATGCAGTGAAGTATCCTGCGAGTGGGGATTCCTCCTGGACTGATTCTCAATTGGTTGCTCAAAACGAAATGCGGAATCATCTCAGTACTGATCCAACGGACGGAGCCATCTTCTATCACAGTAACGCGGAAGCTCTGCCTCCTCCTAAAGATTGGGGAAACGTGACGTTCACTGGAACCATCGATCATCTCCATTTCTTCAAGATTGCCTAACATGGGAACGTTGGCAGAGTACCTGGTTGAGAAGTACAGTCCGGATCAGTCTCGCGCTGCGAATGGTGAGTTTGGTGAAGGTAGCATTGAGTTCAAGCCTTCTGCCCGGATGCAACGAGCCCTGGAATCGCGTGTTCCATGCGGAGTTGAAAAACAGCGTATCGCAGATGAGCAGGAACGGATAGTGAGCAAGGCCGTTGGTATCCCTCGTACGAAAGATAACTCTGCGTTCGACATGCGCAATGATGAAGTTGGTCTTGAACTTAAGTGTATGCAAGACAGTCGAAATGGCAAAATTACGATGTCAAAGACTGCCCTAGGTCGTAAGCTTGCTGAATCACAAGCTGAGGGGTTGAAGACTTACACCATCGTTGCAGATAAGCGTTCAGGAGGTGGCGGGACGCGTTACTACATCAAGTCCGGTCTCGGTTCATTTCACGTAAGCAATATGACTCCCACAACGCTGTCTGAAATACGGAGCATGGTTCGATGAGCATCGAACTCACAAACGAAACTGGTTTGCTTGGGCAGGTGGCTAGCAATGCAGGCTACTCTGATCTCATCGAATCTGCGAAGGGCATCCCGGTTCTTAAGACTTTCTTTCAGCAGGGTGCTACTGAAGATGTTCCTCCTGTTGTTGAAGCTCTCAAGAAGCTGGACGGTCCGAAAGACGTTCTCGAAACGGCATTCTCTCTGGCGAAGCTGATGGAAGGACAGGAGCTGGTCATCATAACGGATGGAACCTCAGACGACGAAGTAGAAAAGGGTGGTCCTGGTTCCGGACCTCATGGACAAGGCGGGAACAAGGTTGTTGCTTGGATTCAGCATCCAGCTTTGGGTGTTCGTTCAATAGGGAGATCTGGGAATTCATCAGCAGTACGGATTCCTACTCATGCGGAAGTTCTCGATCAAGCGCGAAAAGATACAGGGACGAATGTTAAGTACGACGCGCTAAATCGCGGCTATGCAACTGTTCGCGGAGGCTTTGCGAACGTTGTGACTCATACTCAGGATTCGTCTAGGGCTCTCGTTGATCGCCCTATGCTGGATCACTCCGCCGTTGAAGAGCATCTGAAGAATACTTACGGAGCGAAGGACGCAATCTGGTTGACTGGGAAAGTCGCTGAGGCAGAGAACGAGGAGATTAACAAGATGAAGCTCTCGGTCATTCACTTCGGTTCCGATGCAGACCTCCCAGCTTCGGTTCGCAATGCTATTCCTTCGTTCGCTCTGTCAGTCTTCCGCAATGCCTTCAATGAAGCGACAGGCAGCGGCAAGTCCGAGATGAACGCCTATATCAAGGGATACCGGGCTCTTGAAGACGCGGGCTATGTTTATGATGACGCAGGTAAATGGTCAGTGAAGAAGGACGGTCCTACTCTTGGAACGGTTCACATCAATCGACCTCTTGGTAGAGTACTCCCGAAAGATCAGAATGATCCTTTTGATGAGGCAATTGATGACGTTCTGCATCCGAAGAAGAGAATCAAAAAGATTGACCTCTCCCTTCCGTTGTTTGAGCATCTCATGATCGAGTGCGGGGATTTCACCCTGGGTGGTGACGTCGTGATGAAAGAAGATCAGATCACGGTGGACGTTCCTCTGTTCATTCGGCTTCTCGAACTTGCCCGCGAAGACATCAAGACCGATCCTCCAATCCACGAGGTCACCGAAAAGATCACTGAGCTGATGGGCGACAAGACCTGCCTTGACATGGACGACTACGAAAAGATCGTATCCGTATTGAAGCGGAAGAAGAAAGAAAAGGACGATCCAGGAACCGAGGACGTTGACATCCCTGACGACATGTTCGTCGAGAACCCTCCTGCTGCTGGTCAGTCTACTACTTTGAAGAAACGTATCAGCGGCAACTCTGATATCGCACTCAACACTAAGGGTCAGAAACTGGCCGACGCACTAGGGAAGCAGATTGCTCTTCGGGGCGGTCTCGATATTTTGTATTCCAGTCCTCTTCCCCGAGCTGTCGAAACAGCCGACGCAATTATCGAAAATGCCAACACGAGTATCAAACGGGCTTCCCCGCTTCCAGCTCTTTGCCCTTGGCACCTAGGTGAGTATGAAGGACGGATGCCGGATGCTGTTCATAACCTAATCGACGGCTACATCGCCCATCCTGACGAAGCTCCTCCTGGAAAGTGTGCCGATGGCTCTCCATCCGAGTCATTCAACTCAGCTAAGAACCGGCAGCTTTCTTGCTTGAAGAAGCTCTATGAAGACTGGGCTGAACAGGACCCCACTCTCAAGATTGGTGTCGTGATGCACTCCCGGGGGATGGAACTCTTACAGTCCTGGGTTGACGAAGATTGCCCCGAAGACTTCGACCTGAAAGACTCTGATCTGGTTCATCCCGATGATCCCGAACACGCTACTATGCTTCGCTGGCACAAAGACAATATCAAGGACGTGGATTTGGACGATGATGCTCCGCTGACTCCTGGAGTATATCTCATTCTTCACAGCTTGACTGATGACGATACTGATGAGGGAAATCCTGAACTGACGAAGAGGCAGGAGAGAGAGGAGGCGATCCATTCCGTAGTTAAGAAATACCTCCCGCCTCTTGAGGTCCATCAAGCTGCAAAACGCGCGTACGACGTGGGAATGGCAGTCATTGATATCACAGCTCCTTTGGCTGAAGGTGAAGGGCTTCCTGTTTCCGAAATTCAGAAGATTGCTGATCACTTCGCTGAGACAACCTCTATTACCGAGCCGCAGACAACTCGTGATGCATGGGGCGGGAAATACGCAGCTAAGTGGGCAGCACGCGTCTTCAAGAAAGCTGCTAAGGACTTTCCAGAATGGCAAGGCATCGATTTGGACGGGACGTTATGCGAACCAACGGAACCTTATGATTCCACGAAAATCGGAAAGCCTATTGACGCGATGGTTGCACATGTCAAGTCTCTCCTCGCTGAAGGGAAGACGATCAAAATCTTCACCGCTCGTGTTGCTGACGATCCTGACGGTAAAGTCAAAGCTGCTATCGAAGCGTGGTGCAAAAGTCACCTCGGTCAAGTCCTACCTGTTACGAACGAGAAAGATCCCGGAATGATGGATCTCATCGATGACCGGAGCCACCGACCAGAAGAGGTTACCAAAGCTGGTGACGGAGTCATGGTTGCTCTATGGCCTGACCCTGATACCGCCAAACAGATTGCTGTAAAGGACGGTGAGTCTTCTGACGATCTTCATATCACGTTGGCGTACTTCGGTAAGAGTGTTGACGCGGATAAACTCCCGTTCTTGGAAGCAGCTCTCAAACACTTCGCTGAAACTCACTCTCCAATCAAGCTTCAGCTAGGTGGCTTGGGACGGTTCCCGGCCACTCCTTCGTCAGACGGTCAGGACGTTGCCTACCTAGGAGTTCACTCTCCCGAAATCCAGAAGTTCCGTCAAGACCTGGTTGACAGCGTAAAGGGAATGGGAGTTGATCCGAAAGCCAACTTCGGTTACAATCCGCACATGACGTTGAAATTCGTTGCTCCTCATGCGCCGCATCTGCTTCCTACTCCTGACTCGAAGAACTTGAAGTTCACTGAAATCGTGCTCAGTGTCGGAACGGAAAAGAAAGTCTTTCCTCTGACCGGTCTGAAAAGCGCAGTCACGAAGAATACTGATGAGTTCGAAATCTCTGGCGACATCATCAAGGTTGACAAAGACCGGCAAATGGTTTGGGGATGGTTTTCAATTGTTAGTGTTAATGGAAAGCCATTCGCTGATTCCCAGGGAGACGTAATCACGCCCGAAACAATCGAGGAGAGCGCATACGACTTCGTTCTCAATGCTCGTAAGGGTGGTGAGATGCATGAAGCAAAGAAGGACGGTGATGTTGAAGGTGTAGGACGCCTTATCGAATCGGTAGTCTTCACGGATGAGAAACAGAAGGTAATGCAAGACAGCCTCCGTGAACAGGGGATTGATGCAGTACTCGCGCTGGGATGTGTGGCATGGTGGGGCGGAATGCACATAGACGATTCTGACACCTGGGATAAGGTAAAGACTGGGAAGCTTCGTGCCTGGTCAATAGGCGGGCGTGGAAAAAGAGCTTCTCTGTAAGAAATTTCTGGGATTCGCCCACCAGCCTGCGCCTCACGGGGACGGACAAGGATGGGCCACCCTTAAGATAGACATGACTGATTTATCCATCGTACTGACGGCAGCTGGCATGGCGTCAGCCGCGACCGCTTGGGTGTCAATCCAAGTTACCCGCTCCGCTGCCGCTGCACGTAAAGAAGCATGCCGTGTAGCTAAAGAATTACAGCACTTCAAAGAGCACTTGCCGGTTTACCTGAATGGCACGTATCGCCGCACGCCAGAATGTGAACTCTTGCACAAGTCTGTTGAGAAACAATTTTCTTCTCTGCCTGCATTACTGGCTGGGTCGGAAGAGTTCCGCCGCCTTATAAGCGTTTCTGTATCAGACGGCATCGTTTCTGTATCAGACGGCATCTGGGCTTCAAAGGCTAGGCGGCATTCGCATGGGGTGTCAGATGAAACTAAGTAGAGTTTGGATCACCATGCTGTGCGTCTTGCTTTTGTGGACAGTGGTGTCCTTTGCAGAATCAAAAGTCGAAGTTGACCCCCGCGCCAAGTTGGCTGCTTCCGAATCCGCCCGAGCACAGGCGTTGCAAGAGAAAGCATCTCTGTCCGCCGCCATAGTGCGGTTAAACAAAAGCCAATCCGTTACAAGGACAGCTTCCCAGGATGCTGGACTTGCCCAAGACACAGCAGAGAGCACTGCCCTTATTATTCAAAAAGCGGCAGCCGATGCTAGTTCGGCAGCAGTTCTCGCTGAGATTGAGGCAAACCGATTCAATAGCAATGCAATGGCGCTGATTGGTGTGCAGGCCCTTGTCTTATTGGGAATATTAGGAGGCTTTATAAACAGCGCATACTCATCTTCACGTGATCACAAGTGGGCTATGGATGCCACTGCCCGGACGGAAAAGCAAGTCCAGGAAACGCACTCTGTTATGAGGGCAGTGGAGAAGAATACAAACTCCATGGTTGAAAAAGATGCAAGCGTCGTCTTACAGGGAAGGATTTACTGCGGGGTCTAAAGAGTGAGAGGAGGACAACAATGATTTCTAAACTTACGGCCAAAAAGAAAGCAGCGGCAGTGAAATTGAAGTTGAAAAAGCTTGTTGCTGTGCAAGAGCACATTCGTTTGGAGCACGAAGCTGTGGTGAAAGACATTGAAGAGGTTGAGGTTGCGCTCCACAACCACGAAATCCAACAAGAGGCAGATGAACCGGAACCTGTGATCATAGAAAATGATCCTGTCATACAGGAGAAGCCTGTTGTTCTGGAACGCTCGCGGTGGCAACGATTTCTGGATTCGTTTTGATAGCGTGAATCCACACTTAAAGGAGTAAACAATGCCTCAGTCACTCAGCGAACTTCGGGTCAACGAGATTTCATTAGTTGACGCCCCGGCCTGCCGCCAGGTAGTCGATGGGAAGAAGATCCCGAGAGCAACTGTTGCGATCTGGAAACGAGACTCTTCCAACTTTGATGATGTTCTCAAAGCCGCCAAGGGTGTCAAGTTCCTGATCGGTTCCAAGGATGACGTCTCTAAGGTCCAGTCTGTCGTATTCGACGCCGCTCAGTGGAACGAGACTTCTGCTAAGAAGTGGCTGACGGACAACATATTCAAAGCAGAGACGATGGACAAGACGGAGAAAACTCTGCGGTTCCGTCAGGAGGACGCAGGACAGTTCACTCGGTTCACGGTTGTGGACTCAGGTCAGTTCCAGAAAGCTGAGGCTGAGGAGTGGGACGACAAGGACGAGACTTGCAAGGCAGTCGATGGGAAGACGTATGACGGGACGTCTTATCCAAAGAGCGACTTTGCCTACACTCCAACGGACACACCATCCGATTGGAAACTACGACTTACGAAAACTCCAGGTGGCAGGCCCGACGCTGGTATTGTTGGCGCGGCGGTAGCTGCTCTGGGAAAAGGATTCCGGGGGAAGAAAGTCATTATTCCGGCCGACGCGCTCCCCGGCGTGAAAGCCAAGGTCAGTGCCGCATGGCACAAAGCAAACCCGGACCGTAAGGAAGAAGAGCTTCCTCCGATCCTCAAATCCGAACAAGGAGAAAATAACACCATGACTCTAGCCGAATTGGAGACGAAGGTCACCAAGTTGGATGAGAACGTCGTGTCTCTGACTAGCGAGCGCGATGTTCTGAAAGCCGAGAACGCCTTGGTTCTCAAGATGTCGAAGAAGGAGCGCAAGCTCTACGCTTCGATGGACGAGGCCAAGCGCAAAGACTACATGACTGCCGACGAACAGAAGCGCAAAGCGCTCCTCGACGGTGCGCAGTCCCAGAAACGCCAGAAGAAGCTCTGTGACACAATGGATGAAGCCACCAAGGGCGCATTCGAGAAAGCAGGGCCGAAGGAACGCGCTACGATGCTGGCTGACGCCGACGCAAAGTGCAAGGCAGCGAAGGCCGGCAAGAAAAAGTCGGGTTCCAAGTCAGTTCCCAAGCCGGGCGATGCTGATTTCGATCCTGACGGTGACGATGACAACGACAGTGGTGATGACGAGGCAACCAAGACGCTGACCAAGAAGCTTGCCGCTGCCGAAGACAAGATCGCCAAGAACGATGCTCAGTTGGAAGTGATGACCAAGCGCGACCGGCTGGTCAGCTTCACCAAGCGGGCTGAATCCGAACTGCCTAACACTCCCGGAACGCCGGAAGAGAAGGGTGACATTCTCATGAAGCTGGCAGACAGCTTCGGGGAGAAGTCCGAGACTTTCACGAAGATGCTCTCGCAGTTGAAGAAAGCTGACGAGGCTTTCAAGAGCAGCTTCTCTGAAATCGGAAAGACCGGTGGCAACATCCCGGCAGCGGCAGCTTGGATGGCCAAAGTCGCGGAGATTCAGAAGCGCGACAACATCAGTGAGGGGCAGGCTTCGTTGAAAGCCTATGAAGAGGCTCCCGATCTGGTCATGGACTACGACCGCCAGCGTCCGGCGATGCGGGTCTAACTTCGGAGAGCCTTCCGCCAAAGAGGGCTCGCCAGAACAAATTCACTAACAGGAGAACAACTCAATGGCTTACGATCTCGTACGAACCAAATCGATCGTTTCCGCAATCAACTGCCAGCCGTCGATTCCGACTCAGGGCTCCCCTTTGCAGTACATCTTCGTTGCCCTGAACTCGTCTGGACAGCTTGTCAAACCGAATCCCTACGGGTATTCCATCGGCGTGTTGCAAGACACTCCGGCCATCGGGGACCCCGGTGCTGTCTGCTATCCTGGCGACCTCACAAAGGTCTTGGCAGGCGTTGGTGGTCTGGCTGCTGGTCAATACGTTTCAACCGACCAGAATGGCTATGGCATCGGCGCCGTTTCCGGAGCTGCTATGCTCGGCCAGTGCGTTATCGCTGCTGCTCAGGGCGGACTCGCAGTCATTCTGTACCAGCCGGGAGTCACGCCGTAACCGAGGCTCTTAAGTTCTGGAGACTCAAAACCAATAACAACTTTACGAGGAGAACAAAGAGATGCCTCTACCGACTTTATCAGATGTACACGTAAACCGACCTTTGACGATGATGTCCGTCGGTTACTATCAAGACGCAAAAGACTTCGTCGCGGGTCAGGTGTTCCCGTCCATTCCGGTTCCCAACAAATCGGACATGTACTTCGTCTACAACCGTGGCGACTTCTTCCGCAACAACATGGCCCTGCGCGCTCCCGGAACTCCGGCCGTCGCGAGCGGCTACAAACTGGCGACCAAGACGTATATCACCAACGTCTGGGCACTGAAGAAAATCATCGACGACCAGATCCGAGCCAACAGCGACAACCCGTTGCAGCCGGATCGCGATGCGACGTTCTGGCTGACTCAACAGTCGCTGGTCAACCGTGACGTCAATTGGGCGGCAGCTTACTTCACCACGGGTGTTTGGGGGACTGCTGGCTCCACCGATATGGTAGGAGTCACTGGTACGCCGACTGGTCAACAGTTCCTTCGCTGGGATGCTTCCGGGTCCGATCCCGTCAATGACATCCTCACTCAGCAGCTCACGATCAAACAGAACACCGGACTCTGGCCCAACACGCTGGTTCTCGGTGCCTGGGCTTACATCAAGCTGCTCACCAATGCTTCAATCATTGACCGCTTGAAATATGGCCAGACTGCTCCTGGACCCGTCACGGTTCAGACGTCGGATCTCGAAGCCTTGTTCAAAGTCAAGCGCGTTCTGGTCATGGCTGGTATTCAGACAGCATCGGCCGAAAACACCCAGCTCGACTCTGACGGGACCGTTCCCGATACGTTCTCGTTCATCGCAGGCAAGAACGCCCTCTTGGCGTATGCCGCAGACGCTCCCGGAATCTTTGCCGCCAGTGCAGGCTATACCTTCAACTGGACGGGACTGACGGGTGCTACTGCTGCCGGAATGCGCATCAAGAAGTTCCGGTGGGAAGTGGATGCTGCGGATCACGTCGAGATCGAATCGGCTTACGCTTTCGGTCAGGTAGGACCCGATCTTGGCGTGTTCTTCAGCGGCGTGACGTCGTAGTTCCAGAAGTTCAATAGGAGTTAAAACATGCCGTTGCTTTGTGATCGTCCGCTTCTCCGAGAGCCTGACTACCGAGTTGCCCGATTCGTAGTTAGCAAGGTGAGTGGATTGAACGTCAACGGGCAAAGTCTCCAGCGCGGGGACGAGGTACCAGAAGGGGCGCTGTCAGCTCACGCCTTACAGCAGGCTTACGAGCGCCCTCTCCGGCAGATCGAACGGATTGACTTCGCCTTCCGTGACCCTGACCTTCGTGTAGCATGCGAGAGTCGGGGAGTCATTTTCAATCCTGATGAGGAGGTTGCGGCTCCGCAACAGACTGCTCCTCCTCAACCTCAAGCTCAGAATCAAATTGTCTTTCATCCCGATCCGGAAAGCCTCAACAAAGAAGAGCTGATGGATCTCTGCCGACAGAACGGGATTGCAGATTCCGGAAGTCAAAAGAAGCTGCTCAAGCGGCTACAAGAACATTACACGGAGGTATCGAAATGAGTTCAATGCTGACGACGTTACTGCTAGCTGATGCAGTAAGCAAAGGTGGACCAGGATCTGGTCCTCGACCCGGTAACGGGCCAACTAAGAAAGAAACGGATTCTGCGCTTCGTTCATTATATAATCGGGATGATCCAGTTCGTTACAATCCTCCTAAAGAAGCAGGTGCTGCTTCTAAATTAGCAGAGGATCACTCGAAAGACGCTCGCGTTGTTGCAGCAGGTGCAGAAGCAGCTCGTAATGATACGCACCTGAATGATCAGGCATCGAAGGCAGCTGGGGTGGCACAGTACGCGCATCAACGGGCAGCTACTGCTCAGAGTAAGGCGGGAAACAGCGAAAAAGCAGCTTACCACTCAGATCAAGCGAAACAATTTCGTTCGATGTATTCCCGTTACGGTCGCCGCGCTGGATATTAAATGACTTCCACCTTCATCATTGGCGGCGGTCCTTCAGCTCAGGAGTTTGACTTCTCAGTCATTGGCAATCATCAGGTCATTCTTGTGAACGGTCACTATCACTTCTGCGTAAAGACTGCGGCTGCGTTGTTTTCTCTTGACCGCAAGTGGATTCTACGCAGCCGCGATTTTATCACTTCATGGAAGGGACCGAAGTTCCTGGCAACTCCCGTGATGGAATGGCTCAATCCTCCGATCCCAGGAGTAGCATACCTGAAGACTGACAGCGCGAAGGGTTTGAGCGATGACCCGAATACCGTTCGAGGAAACAACTCCGGCCACGCAGCCCTGAACCTCGCAGTTCATCAGGGAGCCAAACAGATCTATCTCGTTGGGTTCGACATGGACTCAACAGTAGATTCCCATGAGCACGAGTTCCCGTACTGGATCGACGACTTCCGCAAAACAGTTCCATTCCTGGAAGCAAAAGGAATCTCGGTCATCAACTTGAACAAAAACTCTACAATAGACGCCTTCCCGCGACTTACGGTTCAGGAAGCAGGAATTGGCCGTTTAGCGATCCTAGGATGCGTTGCAGTTGACAGCCCTATGAAATATACCTTTTCGACCTCTCCGGACTGTCCTGCGGTCGCCTAGCGAGTCAAAAACAGAGTTCTAGACCGTCTCAGAAGCGTAACGGAGACAAATTATGGCTTATACCTACTCTGGCGACCCTACGACTTCAGCGAAAGACGAAATTCGTTTTCTCGTTCAGGACACAGGCCCGACGAAATGGTACCTCCAGGACGCCGAAATTAGCTACCAAATCTCATTGGTATCTGGAACGCTGCAAAACGCTCCTGCTCAGGGGAACTTCTTGGCGGCTGCTTACTGTGCAGACGCAATCATGGCTCAGTTCTCGAGTCTCGCGGAAAGCAAGGCTGTCGGTGACTTGAACCTTAGCTATTCGAAGCGAGTTGAGAACTACCAAGCACTAGCTTACCGACTGAGGCAGCGAGCTGCAATTGCTGGAGTTCCGCTAACGGTGACGGGTCAGTCTCTGGCAAAGAAGAAAATACTCCTCGGTGATCCGGATGCTACCAAAGCGGAGGTTGTCGTAGACGGAATGAATTACGCCGCCCCTGCGGACGCCTTACAGGGATCGGATGGAAGCGTAGGACCCTAACTTATGCCAGCTTCTTTCGCTTCTGAGTTTGCGGAACTTTGCCAGCAAGTTATCGTGTGGGAACCGATGACTTCCCGCGATGTTTACGGGAAGCCCATCTATGGCGCTCAGCAGACGTTCCAGGGACGGCGAACGTTTGAGATTAGCCGTATCCCGTTGAAGCACGGAGGGGCCGGTCCACGAGGTCAGGGCGTTGACGTTATCAGCGATAGTGTAATCTGGATGTTAGCCACTCCGAATATTCGTTATGATGATCTCGTGTTCGTGCAAGGAGATCAGCCTCCGATTCCTACTGTGTTGAGTGTAGAACGCTATCCTGACGAGACAGGACTGGACGTGTACTCGAAAATCTCCCTCGGAAGCGCCAATGGCTAGAGCGCCAAACTACCAGCGTTTCTCTAAGACAGTTCGCTACTACGGTCCTGTCTGGAGACGGCGTCGCCGTCGTGCAATTCGTAAACACAAGGAACCGGGTGAAGTCCTAGGTCTTCGAATCAAACTCGACTTCGAGACAACGTTCTCGGATAAGTTCAAGGACTCAGTCGAGTGGGCAATTGAAAACGGATTGCTTACAGAAGATGAAGCCGTAGTAGTCATGGCTGAGACAATCATTGGTGAGTTGGTAGTCGAAAAGGTGAAATCGTAGTGCCTGCTGACTTCACGATCAACTTCGGTAAGCTAACGGACCGTCTGAAAGCTGCTATCCCAGCGATGCATGCTGAAGTTGCAAAGGAACTATACCAATTCGCTGAAGAGGTCATGAAGGACAGCAAAGAAGTCGTTCCCGTTCTGACCGGAGCGTTGATGAACACAGGCAAAGTCCAACCTCCCAAAGATGAAAATGGCATGATCTCAGTTACGTTGGGATATGGTGACGAAGCAGTTGGATATGCGCTCTATGTCCATGAAGCTCTTGAAGGCGCTCGTGCTCCTAATCCTAACTGGAGCTGGGCCAAAGCTGCTGCGAAAGGCCACCCGATAAAGTGGACTCGACCCGGATCAGGTCCTAAGTTCTTGTCCCGTCCGCTTCAGGCCAAACAAGATCAGCTTCCTGGTCGTGTCCAAGCCGGGATAATGCGGGCACTGAAATCCGTATGAACTTTCTTTTGGACGACATTTACGCTTACCTGAACGCGAACGGGATTCCTCCGACTGGTTGGGTCCTGTATGAGGGATTTTTTGCAGACGACCAGGACCAGGTGATTGCTATCTTTGACACAGGAGGGATGCCGTTCGATACGATGGCTCGAGAATATGAACACGTTACGTTCCAAGTCCGCTGTCGTGCTTCTAAGCTCGATTACGTGACTTGTAGAACAATGTGGCAGACAGTCTTCAACCTACTTCAAGATGCGCATCAGACTTCCGGATCGCCACTGCTATTGCCGGGATACGCACTGATACAATGTTTGCATGCTGGCCCGCTCACGTTTTTAGATGATAAAGGCCGACCGAATAGCACTATGAATTTCCGTGTCTACAAGACCCGAACGGTATAATTAGGTATGATCTATACAGTTCCCAAATCTTGGCAAGGTGAAACTTGCGTCATTCTTGCAGGCGGTCCTTCACTTCGAGACTTCTCGCGATTCCCATCTTGGATTACTGACAGTAAATGCCGAGTCATTGCAATCAATGACTCCTGGCGCCTCTGGCCCTACTCTGATGTCTGCTACTTCTGCGATCCGCAGTGGTGGCAGTATCAGTTAGCGAAGAACCTTCGGGACAAACCAACCGGGACGTTCAGCTTCCATGATGCGATCTACAAGGAGTTCTGGATCTCCACTGCTCCCGGTTTTGAGCATCATCCACAAGTTCACACTCTCAAGTTCAACGGACAGACAGGTCTCTCAACTGACCCGACAGCTCTTCATCATGGATCGAACAGTGGATTTGCCTGCATCAACCTTGCCGCGCTTTTCGGAGCCAAGCGGATTGTCCTTCTCGGATATGACATGAAATGCGACAAGACAGGACGGACCCACTGGCACGATGAACCAAGACCCGATGGCTTCGCAAGGGTTCTCGAACAGTCAATGCTTCCTCTTTTCAGTACTCTCGTCACACCGTTGGAGGAAGCTGGAGTTGAAGTTATCAACGCAACTCCCGATTCGGCGCTTACCTGTTGGAAATACCAACCTCTCGAAGAGGCTCTGCAACTCACTTCAATCAAGGAGTAATATCATGGCGACTGAGACACAAATTGGCAACGGATTTCGACGGAACATGACTACGTTTGGTTCCAGGAATTTCGAGGATTCAGGGACGGTTCAGTATGCATCAAACCGTCCAAACCTCTGGTTCATGGGGTCCTACTACAACAAAGGCGTAACGCTGACTTTCGATGTTGGAGGAACGTCGTACAGCAAGGCAGCGATCCACTATCTCCGGCTGTATTGGGACAATCGGTGGATTCTCCCGCTCACCTAAACTACCATGTCTGTCTGGCTTGTACTTCCTAGCAAACGTCCCATTGAGCAGTGCCGTCCAGTATTTGAAGCCTGGCGAAGCATGGGATACGAAGTTGCTATTCAGCGCGATGAAGGAGAATGGTGGTCTGGATCGGTCTGCAATAAGTTTGCGGCAGTAGTGTTTCAACGGGCTTACGCAGGCTACGCAGAAGCAGTGAATTATCTTTCCAAGCTAATCCTTCGAGATAACCCTGATTGCGACTGGGTCGTTACTGCGGGTGACGATACGTATCCTGACCCGAAAAAGCAGGCAGATGAAATTGCAGAAGAATGTACGGAGTACTTTTCAGCGCATTCGCACCATTCTCATGGAGCAACTTTCGGGGTCATGCAGCCCACCGGTGATCCTTGGTGCGATAGCAAAGGCCGAATCATCGAACGTATTGCTGGAAGTCCATGGATGGGGCGTGAGTGGTGCCTTCGCGCAAACCAAGGACGTGGTCCTCAGTGGCCGGAGTATACTCACATGTTCGCCGACGAAGAACTCCAACTTGTAGCTCAAAAGTTAGGAGTCTTCTGGCAGCGTCCTGATCTCACTCACCGTCATGATCACTGGACGCGAGAGAACAACCGTTCAGTTTCTTCCAGTCAGGCGAAGAAGCCTATGCCGCAGTTCTTAGCGGAAGCTTACAGCCGTGAGCACTGGGACAAGTACAAAGCAATCTTCCTCGCTCGTCGCGCACAAGGTTTTCCTGGTTCCGATCCTCTTTCTGTGTAAAGTAACATGAAAGTCATCATCTGCACGCTAGCTCTTGGTGAGAACTATGTGCGCGGCGTCTGGCGTATGCGACAGACGTTTCGTAGTATCTCTCCGGGATATGAGTTGCAGACTTGGGTTGAGACTCTTCCTCTAGGTTCCCCAAATAATCAAGGAGAGTTCGCAGCATACTGCGCCAAGCCCTTCGTGTTAGGAGCAGCAAAGGATTCCGGAGCGGACATCGGAATCCTTCTCGACGCAGCTTTTGTTCCTATCCGGAGTATTCAGCCACTTGTAGATTTCATTGCAGAGAGGGGATACTACTTCTGTGACAACGGGTTCAATGTTGGACAGTGGTCGACAGATCGCGCATTGGAGATGCTTAACTTTACACGCAAGACGGCGTTTACGATCCCTGAGATTTCAAGCTACTGTGTAGGATTAGATTTCCGAGTTCCTCGTAGCGTGTTCCTTCTTCAAGACTGGAAAACGACCTGGCCTGCAATTCCCGGTCCGCATACGAACGAGAACGCGGGTGACATGTCAATGAAGCAAAGAGAAGTTGGGTTCTGTTCGAGCGATCCACGTTGCTTAGGACATCGTCACGATCAGACTACGCTCTCGCTTCTTGCATATCGTGCAGGAATGCTAGAACGTACTCCCCGCCCGATCTTCACGGCTTATGCAGGGAGCGAAACTGAACAGACGGTTCTTGTAAACAGAGGGTGTAGTTAGTGGACGAGAACGAGCATCTTCTTTGGGGGTCGCATCTGCCACCCTTGGCTGCTTGCTTAGGGGCTACCTCCGGTCCCGTCTTGGAGATTGGGTCAGGGATATTCTCTACCCCAGTGCTTCATGCCTACTGTCGAGGTGCCGGTCGGGTATTTATTTCAGTGGAGGAGCATCCACAGTGGGTAGAGAAGATGCGGGACTTTGGTGTTCGGTTCTTGGAGTATGACAAACTAGGCGAGCTTCCCCGCCTTTCATGGTCCGTTGTCTTTATCGACCACTCCCCTGGCTTTCGCCGCGCTCAGGACGCCATATTGTTTCGGGACTCAGCGGAGTTCATTGTGATTCATGATTGGATCTCTTCTGAGGTTCAGCGTCCTTTCGATAACCAGCTTGACCAATGGAAATATCGGTATGTTTGGCCAGAGATAGCGCCAAGCCCCGGAACAATCATCTTGAGCAATACTCGCGAAATCCTTGTATGAGCCGAATATTTTTAGACTGGAATCTTGGTTTGGGGGATGCGATTCTCTGTAACGGCCTGGTCCGTGAGCTGGCCAAGAACCATGAGTTTATCGTTCTTCCCGTCAAGCATTCTTTGGAACTTAGCGTCAGACAATTGTTTTCCGATTTGAAGAACGTAGCTTATCTTCCGGTGGACGGAGACAGTGTCAGGGAGGTCGAAGGACTGACGACTCTAAGAATCGGACTGCATGCTCATCCCCCACCACGGACAATATATTTCGACGAGGGTTTCTATATGCTAGCCGGAGTTCCGTATGACTGCCGGTGGTCGAGTTTCCAGGTCCCCTCTCCTCCTGATCCTCTCTCTGACCGTCCACAGTGTTTAGTAGCGGAAGAATGGAGTGGGGGTCACTGCTCCATTCCAGTAGAGGGATTGCGTCTCGATTCCAAACGGACTCCTGTTCTTACCAATTGGATTCCGGTAATTCAAGCTGCGGAGGAGATTCACTGTATTGACTCGGCTCCGATGCATCTGATAGAGTCCGTTCCCACAAAAGCACGGTTGTTCTTTTGGAATGAGCTGCGGAAAGGCTCTAACTTCGCCCGTCGAAAAGCTTGGAGATACCGGGGGCTGATTGAAGGCTGGATGAATGCGTGAACCTGATTGCTACCATGCCGTGTCGTAATGAAGAATGGTGTCTAGGACTGACTCTTCAGGCCATCCTTCAGTGGGTGGACACAGTAGTGGTTCTCGACCATGCGAGTACAGATCATTCCCGAGAGATCATCCAGGAAATCCAGAACGAGAATCGGAACCGTGTCGTCTTCCTTACCGACGACGATCCTACCTGGCACGAAATGGCTCATCGACAGCGGATGCTAGAGGAAGCAAGGAAGCAGGGAGCGACTCACATTGCTCTCATCGACGCAGACGAAATCCTTACAAGCAACCTTGTAAGCAGCGCACATCGACGGATTACTTCTGTATGTGCGGACATCACAGTCGAGTTTCCTTGGCTCTGCTTGAGCAAGTCTACTGATCGAGTATACGCAGCTGGAACTTGGGGTGGGTCTTTTGTCTCAACAGCGTTCTGTGATTTCCCACATCTCCACTGGTCAAGCACTGAACGAAACGGATATGACTTCCACCGGCGTCATCCTCTCGGAAGAGATACCGGGCCGTTGCGGTTCTTCGCAGACCGTTCAGCAGGCGTAATGCATCTTCAGTTTGTCAATGATCGAAGGCTCCGTGCTAAGCAGTATCTCTACCAATTAACCGAGCGCCTTCGCTGGCCGAATCGTGAACCAATTCCGGAGACTCGAAAGCGGTATACGTTCACTGTTGAGCAATCCGAGAGTATTCAGACAAAACAGGTTCCAGCAGACTGGTGGAACGGATACGAAAACCTGATGCAGTTCTTACAAGTGGATGCTGAACCTTGGCAGTTGTTGGAGTGCCATCGGCTGCTGAAAGAAAATCCAGGACTCGGAACGGGCTTGAATGATTTTGGAGTGATGGAGGATCTATGAGTTCTATGTTAACGACGTTACTACTTGCTGACTCAGTGAAGAAAGGCGGACCAGGTTCCGGTCCACATCCTGGGAGTGGAGGCAAGAGTCGGGAAGAAGTAGTTCATAACGGATATCATACTCCAGTCAGTACCGTAGTGAACGGCGCAAAGCAGAATTACTCCAGCGTACCAATTGGTCCAATTAAGTAACAATGAAATTCTCCGTCACAGCTTTCATGTGTGTGTTCAACGAGGCAGACATTTTGCCTTGGACGATTCGTCATCTCATTGCTCAGGGAGTTGACGTTCACGTCATCGACAATTGGTCTAGCGATGCTAGTCCTGCGATTGCACAGAGTTTTCCGTTGATTGGATGGGAACGGTTTCCAGCGGACGGCCCTTCAAAGTATTTCTCCTTGCGAGCACTCTTGCATCGAGTTGAAGACTTAGCTGAAGTATCGAAAGCAAACTGGTGCGTTCATCATGACGCGGACGAAATCCGTCGATCAAATGTTCCTGGTGAAAGACTTGTCGAAGCGTACCAGCGATCTGCCTACGAAGGCTACAACGCCGTCAACCACCGGACCTATGTCTTCTATCCGACGGACGAAGGCTACCAAGGCAACCCCGAAAACTATTTCCGATACTACACCGACGACACGATGCGAAGGATCAATGCCTGGCAGAACTCCGGGCATACTGGACGAGTTGATCTAGCTTCCACCGGAGGACATGCTGTCAGATTCCCACGAATGCAAGTCCATCCGCAAAAACTCATCTTGAAGCACTACCCAATTCGCAACTCCGTTCAAGGGGAACGCAAGGTCATTCATGAACGACTGGAACGTTATGATCCAGTGGAATTGAAGATGGGCTGGCACGTTCAATACACGGATCAGCAGTGGATCCGAAATCCTGCTTCTCTGAGTCTCTATAGCGGGCCGGACGGCGGGTAGGTATAAAACCCCCAGCTAATCCGTCCGAGACTGTCCTAGCGACCCGTAGCACTCAGTTTTAGGTCTCCTACGCGCTAAAACGGACGTAAAAACCCAAAATGAGCAATGGAGCCACCTTAATCACCGCTACGGGAGGGCGACCGGAGGCTTTTCGGTTATGCCTCCGGTGGATGGAACGTCAGACCTGGAAGGATCCAATTCAGTGGATTGTAGTTGACGACTTTGAAGCTCCAAGTGAAGTTCCTCCGTTCCTGAAAGGCAATCCGGTTCTTTGTCTCCGACCGAAGCCCTTTTGGAAATTCGGACAGAACACTCTCGCACGGAATCTTCTCACGGCAATTCCTCATGTTGCACATGGAAGAGTTCTGTTCATCGAAGATGATGATTGGTATGCTCCCGACTATATTGCGTTCATGATGGGACGGTTGGAACATCAAGATGTTGTCGGAGAAACTCGCGCTCATTACTATCATCTTCCGACACGACGCGGTTCAATACTGAAAAACCTTTTCCATGCAAGTCTCTGCCAGACGGGAATCAAGTCAGAACTGCTTTCTACACTGAAACAAATCTGTGAGACCCCGGCTGGAAACTTCTTCGACGTGCGGCTTTGGTCGAACGCAATTGCTGATGAGGATGTAATCACGGATCTTGTCGAGAGTACTCGCTGCATCGGAATCAAGGGTCTTCCGGGACGGCCAGGAATTGGAGTTGGTCACCGTCCTGATCTAATGCGTGAGGGCTGGACGAAAGATGCTGATCTTTCCCTTCTACGAAGTTGGATTGGGGATGACGTGGAAGCATATCGTGAGTTTCTAAGATGAGCGACTTGTTTGAACAGCGGCTTTGGAAGAACCAGACGCGGTACTCCTGCAACCAATTCTGGGAGTCAGGAACCAAGTGTGAGTTCGATACGCATAGCATGGAGCTGATGGAAGATCACATTCGGACTCCTCACACCTATTCCGGGAAGCCACTCAAGACTTCACGGCAGCGGGTCTCTCCTATTTTGGACTCTGACGGAAATCAGATCGTTCACACCGAACCGTCTCCTGAGTTCCAGGACTACCAGTTCAAGGAAGAATAATTATGGCCCACCGAACCAGTTCTGCCGCTCTCCATGCTTCTCGAGTAGTCCTTCAGCATTATGAATTTACTCCGAAACCGGAAGATAAGGTTCATGGATTCGTTCCTGGTCTCAAAGGAGATGAAACCCATGTTGCTGTTGTGATCGACTACGCAACCAACGTCTTCAAGGTTGCTGAGCTACGTCCTGAACTCCGTTATTGGCAGGAACGCCTTCACATGGGAACAGCAACGGCTCCTCAGATTGCAGCGTTCTTCTCCAAGGTTGTCGAGACGTTCGAGTCAGTTCCAAAAGAGATTAGCGAAAACAAGGTGACGACGATAGTTGAGGGACCGAGAGAGTTCCCCGGCGCAACGCATGTTTTGGTAGTCTCGAAGCCGGCAAAGGAAGCCTCACGGTTTCTATACCACTACTACTTTGTGAAGCCTAAAAGAGTCACCGTTATTCCGGATGAAAACTTAGAACGGATTCGTATTGCCGCTCTAGTGGATGCAAGTATGGCTTGGATGAAAGTCTCACGGGCGCTCCCGGTCCTGAGAGACTGCCAAGCTGAGTTGAAGAAAGGACAGGCCACTGCGAATGATGTAGTGGAATGCTTACGGAAAGTAGGAATCTTCCTAGCCTACTTGCCGTCGTATCGGGATCAGGAAGAAGAGACGAAACTATTGGTTTGAACAACAAGGAGACAACGAAATGGCCATTACCACCGCAAAAGGCACACTTTTGAAAATTTCGGATACTGCATCCCCGGCGTCCTACGCTTCTATGAGCCAGGTAAAGAGCATTTCTGGCCCCACTACGAAACCCAAAATCGTCGACGTGACTGCTCACAGCACGGCAGGATTCTGGGCGGCGAAGCTTGCTGTCCTGATTGAAGCTGGTGATATCAGCTTCGACGTCAACTTCGATAAGTCCGATGCTACCATGAGTTTCACTACAGGCTTGTGGGCTCAAATGGTTGGACTGATCCTCACAGGAATCCAAATGGTATTCCCGAACGCTGCCGGAACACTTACGTTCCAAGGATACACGGGTTCGCATGAATTCAATGCTCCGGTCGATAACGTTCTGTCCGCGAAAATGCAAATCGCGATCACTGGGGCGATTACTGCTGCGTAAGGAGCCTAATGATTGCCGAAACCCGTATTCCTATCACTCTCGATAAAGAGAGAGTGATGTATTTCAATGCCAACAGCATGACCGCTTTTGAAGATGCTACTGGCAAGTCCTTTCTTGACGTCGTTGCTTCTCTCTACGACGTCATGCGCCCGATGATTGAGCAGGTCCGTAAGAACCAGAAGCTTTCGAAGGGAGACCCCGGTATCGTTCCTATCAGTTCCGGAGAGATCCTCAGAAAAGTTTCGATGAAGGATCTTACGGCTCTGCTCTGGGCATCCATCCACGAGTATGACTCGAAGGACGAACCCCACTGGCCTCTAACTCTAGGTCAGGTCCGCCGCTACATCACTCCTACTTCCATTCCGAAGATCTTTCATGACTTCCTCGCTGGGCAAACTTCCAACAGCCCCACGGTGGCTGAAATGGGGGAATCCCCAGCGTCGCCCGCACCTCCTCCGATAAACGGAAACACGGCGGCGCTGAAAACCGATCCCGCTGGTGGGGAACGTTCTACCGAATTGCCCGTGGACGCCTTCGCCTAACCGAACGCGAGGTAGGGCTTCTTACTTTACGGAAGCTCTATCTCCTGCTTGGTGAATGGTACTATCAACAACAGCTCGAAGATGGGCGTTGTTACCGTATGATTGCTGTCCACTGCAAGGAACCTCCAGAAGCCGGAGTCCTGTTTCCGTTCCTTAGAGAGTCTTCTGAAGGTACTGAAGATGATATAGATTCTGGCTCTATTGATGACTTCGCCAACTTCCAACAAGTGACCGCCTCTCTTACTGCTCCGATGATGCCTTCGAAGTAATCTATGAGTGACACTCTCGCAGACTTAGTGGTTCGTCTATCCGCAGATTTCGGAGACGTGTCTTCCCAGATAGGGAACCTCGGAAACCAGCTCGACAGTCTCAAGGGGACTTCCGAGGAAGTTGCTAACGAATTCAAAGCGCTCGGTGACCAGCTGGACCTTTTCGGTGACCAGCTGGCGATCCCGGTTGAGGATACGACCGGGCAGCTGGAACTGTTTCCGTCGATCTTGGAGGAGGTTAGTTCATCTGCTGATGACGCCGGTGAAAAGTCTTCCCTGTTTGGGGATATTCTCAATTCACTGGGCATTGCAGCGGCCGGAGCTATTGAGTTCCTACAAAACTTAGGAGGCGCTGAAGACGAGGCAGGGGCGAGTGCTTCCAATGCAAGTGAGGGAACAGGTGAACTTCTCTCTAATTTATTGGAACTGGGAGGAATTACTCTTGGTCTGGTAGGTTTGAAGGAGGCAGCTACTGAAGCTTTTGAAGCATTCGCACATGAGGAACGCGCCACTGAAGCCCTAACTGCACTCACGGGGAGTTCCAAGACCGCTGAAGAGATGATCGTCAACCTGAAAGCGCAGGCGATGCATCTGGGGCTTCCTATTGAAGAGACAATCCAAGCTGCGCAACGGATGACAGCATTCGGATTCTCTCTTGATAAGATTCCGCCTCTTATAGAGGCGACAGCTAATGCTTCCCGCGCCATGAACAAGGACTTCGGTTCTCTGGCACAGATGATTGAACGGGTTGCAATGTCTGGAATGGCAAACAACCGCTTCCTAGCCCAGATGGGTCTGTCTACTGAACTTCTCGGTAAGGCAATGGGCATCATGGGTTCGCAGGTTCAGAAAGCCTTTCGGGACATGAGTCAGGAGCAGCGCATTGATGTCATGCTTACGGCGCTGGATAAGTTCAAAGGATTAGCAGCTTCCACAGCAGACGATCTTACTGGCTCCTGGCAGAAAATGAAGGATCAAAGCGAACTGGTTTTCGAGTCTTTTGGTTCCGCAATGAGCACTTTCGCTAAGGACTTCTTGGGAAGCGTGGGCGAAATCATCCGTTCTATTGGAGACATCGGAAAGGGAGTGGGATCTTTAGTAGAGTATTTGAATCATGTTCCGGAAGCAATGGAAGCTGCAAAAGTTTTCATTCTTGCCAGTCTTACGGCAATTGCTCCCGAACTGGTCATACTAGGAGTTACGGCTGCAAAGTTGATGGACCTCATCAATGCTTTGCACGCGGAGCAAGATGCGCAGAAGCTTACGTCGGAAGCTGAAGATCAAACAGCCGACAGTCTTGGGAAGATGCACAACAAAGTCCAGGATCTGGCGAAGGCGTATCCCGAAGTGATCGCAAAGCTGGAAGCTTTCCGAGATCAATATGAAAAGGGGCAGATCACTGCAGTAGGTTATGCAAACCGGATGGTTCAGATAAAAGAGTCTCTGATAGCTCTCCATCCTGAACTAGTAAAGACTGCAACGGCAATCTCTTTAGCAGCTGCGAAGGCTGAAGGCACTGCGTCAACAATGAAGAGCCTTCACGAAGGAGTTACACGAGCAGCTGATGCACTCGTGAAAGCTGATGCTGCCTTCAAAGCCGGAACTGGATCTGAAGAGGATCTCCAGAAAGCTACCAAGGGGCTTACCGAAGCTCAGTCCGCTCTCGAAGCAGCAACCCAGAAGTCAACTGCTGCTCAAACTGAACTGATTACTGCTACGACTGCTCACCAGGTTGCACTGTTGAATGCAGAGCGGACCGGAATCGAGGCAAGGAAAACTCTCAGGAACGCCAGCGATGCTGAGACGACTGCTGCTCTTATCGATCTCAACAACACGGAGATGGCTATCGAGATTTCTGGTCTGACAAAAAGGATGGCGCTTGAAGCTGATGCTCCCGCAAAACAGGAACGTCTCAAAGCGCAAGTCCAAGCCGTGAAAGACAAGTGGGCCGCTAAGAATCAGGAACTGACAAACAAGCAGCTTGAAAGCGACCAGAAGTTTGTAGACAAGTGGCAGGATTACAAGGAGAAGTACGGGCACATTCTTAGCGACATGAATGCTGAGACCCATGGCTACATCTCGACGATGCTGGGAATAGATCCTACCATTGACAAAGTTCTAGAAGCAGAAAAGAAATTAGAGGATGAAGTAAAGAAGCAGCAGAAGACCTTTGACAAGTCGATGATGAAATGGGATGAGACGAATGCCATCGCGGCAAAGATGGTCCCAATTACAGTAGACATCACCGATCGTTTGACTAAGATGGGAACGGAAGGATCAGCAGCTCTCGCAAAGATTCTTGGAGCTGAACAGAAACTTGGAGTTGGGGGTAAAGACACAGGCGAGGAACTGGTTGCTGCATTCTCCGAATTGTCTCAATTCTCGAGCACAGTAGGATTTGCCAAGATTGCTGAAGCCGCGGAAAGGGTTAGCAGTATTGTCTCCAAACTAGCACGGACTGATCTACCTGCTGCTATTGAAGCGCAGAAAGCTCTAGTTGCGGGTCTTCAGAACACTGAGGGAGCAACTGGACTGCTTAACATCGAGCAGGAGAAGCTGCTTGAGATGCAAATCAAGTTGGCAGCAGAGAGCGGAAAAGATGCCACAACTGAAGCAATTGCTTTAACAAACTTGCAGGCGAAAACTCAAGCATTAAAAGAAGTTAGTACTGGAGTTGGCGAGATCTATGCAGGCTTACTGAAGGATTTCGAAGGCACGTTTGACGCTTTGGGACGTGGTATCACTGACGGGATCATGAAAACAGAGAAGTGGGCAGAGGTTTGGAAGAAGTTTGCAAAAGACGTAGGAACGGAATTGATCTCTACTCTCATCAACGGGGCTTTGAAACTTGTCGTAGCAGGAATTATGGCGCAGCTCCCAGCGCTTGCGGTGGTCACTGCTGCGCATACTACAGCTGCTTCTACAGCAGCTGCTTCCGAGACAGCAATTACGGCGGCGATGCGGATTTCTGAAGTAACAGGAGAAGCCGGTGTTGCAGCAGCGTCAGCATTCGCAGCCTACGCGGGAATCCCATTTGTTGGGGAGGCTCTTGGAGCTGCTGCTGCAACGTCAGCTTTCGCAGCAGTAATGGCGTTTTTGCCAGCTGCTGCTGCTGAGGGAGGTTTTGACGTAGGCAACGTAGCTCCTATAACTCAACTCCATCCGAAGGAAATGGTTCTTCCTTCATATATCTCTGAGGGACTTCGCGGAATGATTCGAGGACAGAGCCCTTCCGCTATGACAGCAGCAACAGGGCAAGCAGGATCTAATGGTTTGACATTGAATAATCCTCACTTCCATGGCTACAGCGTCCAGGATGCAGATGGACTGATGAATGCCGTCTTTAAAGCAGCACGACGAGTAGGATTAAAGGCGTAAATGGAGCAAATATGAGCGGCTATGTGCCTTCACCTGCGAGTGCAAAGAGTCTGCATGTTCTTCTTGGTTATGTTGCTACCTCAGTGAACAATAGCGTACTCACTTCACCTGTCACTTCAAATCTGAATGCAATCAATATCGTGTCTGCTCCTGGAACACTTCAGTCTTTTCTTACTTCTGATGTGGGTTGTATCGTGCAGGTCTTCGGCTGTGGACCTCCGGATGCAAACGGAAATCCGACACCTTTGTGGACAACGATAGCGAGTGTTGCATCAGTGAGAGGGCAACGCTCTGCGACGATTACAGACGCAGCTTCAATTGGGTTTACAGGAGTATGGATCGTTCTCTACCGTGAACTTCTTTACGAAGGACCAAGCAGCTATGCTCCCTATGTTTTGCAGGGTTCGATGCGTTTCCAACAATCGATCACTAACACTGGGACGTTTGAGTTTACAGTTATATCGAATACTGGAAGCATAACCGCACCACCAGTAGTTGGACAGCCTGTTCTTCTCATAGACGACGAGATGGGTGATGTGTTTGGCGGTTCCATCACGCAAACAACAGCTTCGAACATTCCGGGAAGTGCTCTTGTCAAGACTGAATGCCAATGCGAATCCTGGGATCAGATTTTCCGGCGGCGATTGCTCATGATGACGGGAGCTTTTGCTCTCGGGAATGCAACGCAGAACATTCTTGAATCTGTTCCCGGACAAGTCATTTTCGTTCTTGACTTCCAACCCACTGCAATCTACTCTATTACGTTGGGAGGCGTAGCACAGACCTTTGCACTTGCTCCAACTCCTGGAGTCGATTTTCAGTGGACTCTTTGGGACCCATGGCTCTACCAAGTTTCTGGAGCGCCACCGAGCGAAGACAATCCACTTGTCATCAACTACCAGGGGCAGGGTGCGACGGACAGCCCGCCAAGCTATAGCAACTTATCAGCAGGTGAAATTGTCTCCACGCTGGCGTTGTTATTGTGGCAGGAGGGTATAAGTCTTGGAACAATCATTCCTGGTCCGATGGTAGATCTTCTATCCCTTACAAAGCAGGACACTATTGGCTCTGCATTTGACACACTCTGTAAGTATATTAGCACTCCGACTGGAGGAACATACTTAGTACAGATGGGGGCGCGGCGGCAATTGAATTTCACTCTTTGCGGAGTAACGAACCCTGCTCCTTGGAATATCGATGTGGACGACCAGAGTGATGAGAATGTTCTTATTCAGATCAAACAGTTAATCACTCGTGAAAAGTTTGCGGATGCTGCATTAGTTTCCACAAATACTCTCGCGGGTGGAACGGTCACGCTTCAATTTTGGGGTACTGGCAGCACTGAAAATTGGAACACGCCACTTCCTATTGGTGCTGCTCCGACGATCACCAGAACAACCAATGTAGGCGTACCTGGTTACGGTCCCATACCTCCTCCGATTGTCCGCACTCAGACCGTGAAGCTCCTCTCGACGGCTCCTGTTCCACCTCCAACATTTGACTGGTACTGGAATCCTTCGTCTACAGGGCTCACACGTGCCGGAGCTCTCGGAAACTGGCTAGCAAGTTTTACATACGGTATATCGGATATCGTAAATCCTTCGTTAGGAGGCAATCCGCAATACATAAGTCTTCAAGCAGGGAATATTGGACACTGGCCGCAACTGTTACCCTTCGACGGAAGCGGACGGGTAGGATATAGCGTAGGAGATATCGTAACCAGCATTGGTACGCCACCAACCTGGATTTGCATTCAAGCTATCACCGCTGATGAGGCGGCATTCACTGAGTATGTGCCACAATACCCCTCCATATATTGGTCTCCGATTGAGGGATGGGAAAACCTGCCGACGACTTACGATGCGTTTCCTAGCAGCTCCCACGTGTGCTCTTGTTTCTTTGGGTCGCGTGTCTACAAATGCATTGCAGACACAAGCGGCGCTCCGAATAATCTCTACCCGGACGAATACCCAACCTACTGGCAGGACATCACGGATGAATGGTGGCAATACAGGGATCTTCAAAGCAATGAATACTTGACGGTCACTTATGCTCCAGAGACGATTCTGGTACAGCAGTATGTTGAAGCCTCCGTTGCGGCACAGCGCGCAGCTATTGAGGGAGGGACGGGTGAGTATGACGCTTACGAGGACACTAGTTCTTCTCAGCCCTTTGTGCTTTTGCCAGATCAGAGCGTAGCGCAGATTGTAGCAGCTACCTACGACCAACTTACGCAAGAGGTCACGGTTGCTACATACCGTAGTGGTTTGATGCCTGCGCAGTCAATCACGGTCAACTTGCCTGAGATACAGGCAGTCGGCTCATTTGTCGTACAATCAGTGGAACTGACTGACGAGGACAATCTCTCGCTCTGGAAAGTCACGATTATCGCAGGCGCAGTGATTGGTGATTGGAAGAATGCAATCAAAGCAATGTCTAGTGGAGGGACAACCGCGAGTGGCAGTGGAGCGGTATCGGCGGCATCTGGCGTGACCATTCACGGCGTTCCGGCGGATTACTAATATGCCAACTCA